ATATCGATTGGTATCTCTGGGAATTTCGAAATAGAAAGCTGGTTTCATGTCGCCATCTATGAATGTAAAAACTATCTGAGTGTTTTCTAGTAACCCATTTAGTTGTACATGAGAAAGGTAGTTATAGATAGCTTCCCTTTGATTTCTTGGGTTTTTATCCCATGAGATGAGCATATCGTCATACCAATTTGGATTATCGCATAGCTTTTTAAGTTGTTGTTGAATATACGGTGTCATGATTTGAAGTAATAATATAAGTCCTCGATTAGTTTATCCTGTTCTTCCCATATAGTATCTGATACTACGTATTCTGATACGAAATAGTTATAGAAAGGCCCAAATAGTATTTTTAATACTATGTCCTTGAGTTCGATATTGAGTTGTTCCTCTTCTTCGGTAGAACTGGGTTTGATTGCCTGAAGTTCTGCCTTATAGGATGCCGTAACGGCATCCTTTAGGGTTTGAATATATTCTGGGTTAGTTTCCTTGAGAATACTTAATTGTGATTTGAGTTCTTTACTTATCATGGGGCTTAGCGATTATGGATATGAATCCCTGTGGATATTGAGTATAGAATAATTGGTAGTTCCCTGTGGGCAAGAAGACTTGCATTATGTTTGCAAGTAATGGGTAGATTTTCCATTGGTTTTCCTCTAGAAACTTGTTCCAGTCATCGAATTCTTCTGGATAATTACCTGATAGTTGGATATGATACTGTTCTTGGTCAGCAATAAATAAATTAGTTACTACCTGGATTTCGTCTGATTCCTTTTTATATTGGGTAATTGGGTACCAAAGTCCTTCGGTTTTCCATTTATTAAGTTGGAACAGAGACATGCCCTGTTCCAGTACGTTGAGTAATTTATATAAGTTTACCATAGTGATTATTTATTTAGTTGGTTAAATAATTCTGATACTGCAAGTTGTTGGAAGATTTCTGTTTCCCTGTGGTCTGATTCCCATTTTTCGATAGCATTATAAATGCTGGTATATTGATATATCATGTCATCATCTTGTTCTTCGTCTTGGATAAATTCCCGGAGATGTTTTTTGAGTCCGGTTATGATATAATCCTGATGTTCTGGGGTTAATTGAAGGATTCCGAATAAGATAGCCTCTACCTGTGCGGGTGAATAATCATAATATTGGTCGTCGGCACCCTTTGTTAAGTCCATGTGAGAAATAATGTTTTCCCGGAGATTTTCGAAGAGAACTTCCTCTGAAGCATATGTGATGATATATCCTGAGATATAATCAGCAAAAGGTTCATCCTCTAAGTCGATTGAGTAAACCTGGATATTGGTATCTTCCTTGTTAATGAGAAGACCATCGCTGTAATCATAAGTATAAATGGGATGAGAAGCAAGCAGTTCCCGGATGGCCTCTAAATTTTTTAATTCTTTCATAACGTGTCTATATTAAAATTATTTGAGAAATATTTCTCACTGCAAATATACAAAATTATTTCTAAACTTGTTTCTATAATTACTTTTATTTTTATAAATAGGGAGGTTCTGGGAGGTGTTTTGAGTGCCTCCCAGAAGATTTTGTTAATATTGCCCTGTCATAGTAATGATAATGAAAAGGGATTCATCATTGAAATGTACCTGGATAGTATCTCCATAGGAGTTTGACATGTAATGAGAATTAGGGTTAAGTTCTTTTAATGGGTGATGTTCATCCCAATGAGAATTAATGAATTCTATCACGTATTGTTCAAAAGCATCGGATTCTCTGCAGTAGGTTTCTACCTTTTCGTCATCGTCTATAGGATACTCCCGGAATTGGAGATTGAGAGTTCCCATGTATGATTCATCCGGATTTGAGATTTCGTTAACTGATTGAGCAGTGTAACCAAAAGCATCAAGAGTTCCATCAAAGTAACTCATAATGTGATTTGAGATTTCGTTAATAGTTGTCATAAGAAATAAGTTTTGTGACCCTGTTCGAGGTCGGTTAATAATTATATTTATTTTTCTCTTATGCAAATATAGAAATAATATTTTAAATATGCAATAATTAAGGGAGCCCAGATGTTGGTGTTTCTGAACTCCCTGGAGATATATTAACTGGTTAGGGATTAGTATAATTCATCGGCCAGCATTGGTTCCTTGGGCTTATTTAATTTCTCTTTAGAACGTCTTGTAGCCCAATTCTCGTAGGGTTTGTAACTGAAGGTACGAGTTGTTTCATCGTATGCAGCATATACCATTTGTTTACGGGATATTCTCCTTCCGTAAGTTTTCTTAAGATTAGCAAACCAATCTAGATACTCCTGTAAAGAGTTAAAGATTTCTTTGTGTCCCTCTAAATCATTTTTAGGACGGGTTTTCCATGTTGCTTCTATATAGCATTGATGTAGGGTGATTGAAATAAAGTATCGGCACCAACTACCACCAAAGATAGTGCCCGTGGAGAATTCTATCTCCCGAGCAACTAATGGACTAACGTTATACTTTGTCATGCGATTGAGAAATTAAGTTGGAAAATCCAGTTGTTTCTATCGAGTTGATTGAATGATATGAACCTCCCATCGTTATCGGTGAATTCATTCATGAACCGAATTGCAGCATCCGCTAATTGTCCCTTATAGGGATTGGTATCTGCAGTTATCAATGATTCGAATGTAAATGTATAATAGGTAGTCTCATATATTTGGATTTGGTTGATATCCAAGCAATTGAGTTTGTAATCATCTTCTAGTTTGATTAAGAGTCCCATTAGGAAATTAAGAAGATTACCCTGTTCATCAGAGTCAAGTTCAAATGTAGATTTCTTTTCTAAGAAATTGCGAACTACCTTAGTTAGTTCGTCTGCCTGATTGTAAGTTACTGAGTTCGTTTTCATATTTTTGTCTATTTTTAAATTGATATGCAAATATAAGCATTTTTATTTTTATAGAAAAATATATCTATTTTATTTTTAAGGAGGCTGAGGATGTGTATACGCTAAGAAAGGCAGTGGATTAGACTGCCTTTCAATTATTAAGGTAATTGGGGAGTTAGCAAATATAGAGCCTCTCTTATAATTGAACTCTCCATAGGTTCTAAAGAGGGTTCCTTGTACATTAGTCCACCTTTCTTCTTCTCGTTTTCAAATACTTCATGTATGGCTTGCTTTAGTTTAGTAGCTAATATCTCTGATAACTCCTGAGATTTAAGAGAGGTAAGTAACCCATTTCGTATTTCCCTAATATCCTGGTCATTTTCAGTGATAGGTTTTGCTTCTACCAATTCTTGTATACCTGAGGAATACTTATTAAACTCTTCATACCCTAAATGTTGTAAGTCATTAAAGAAGATACTAAACTCATCATAAGTAAGTCTAGTATCAAAACCTACTCCATGATATAGTTGTACTAAAGGAGTAAGGATTCTTCTTAGTGTATTGAAATCTTTTAGATGGTCCAATTTTATTCCTGATTCGAGAGGTATTTTATATACCTTTTCACCCTTCAGTACTACTAACAGAACCATTAGTATTGGTGGTAGTCTTTTCTCGTTCATAAGCAAGTTTTTGTATTACAAGTTGTACATAGGTATTTCTTTCCTTATATATGAACATTACCGAGAGAAGTATCTCATGTTTCGGTAATATCATCTGTATGAAATTGCCTGGGGCAATTACTGTAGCTACTACTGGAGAACCCTCCTGAGAGAAATTCTCTAATATCATTTCTGCCCTCTTAATGGGTTCTGGTTTTGTTGGGTCCAAAGTTAGGACTGGAGCAGTTATACATTCCTTGATGCCCTGTGTTAAGGCATTATATAACCATTCATCTTTTATATCCTCTACTTGGAGGTTTTTCATTGTAATCATATCCTAAACCTATTTAGAGTCCATACACCCAGGATATTAGAGAATACCCATAATTCCCAGTTTTTGTAAAAGTTATAGGGTTTACTGAATTGAGATGTTTGAAATATTATCTGATTTGGTGTTCTAGATAACATTTCTGCATGGCAAGTTAATACTCCAGAAGATAATTGAGCTTTAAAAGCTTTAATAATATCTTCATCACTTTTAGTCTCTAATGAGGTAAGCAATTTAATAAATTCTACCTCTACACCTTGAGACATGTTTACATTTCTGAAGGCAAACTTTTCTTTATTTTCCATATTCGTCATTTTTAGATAAGAACTCTTGAACTAGTTCATCTTGAGTTCTTTCGATTATGTTCTTTACTATTGTTTTATTTTCTACTCTAGCCCACATATATAGCATGCCCAATTGAGCATCCATATAGCAATCTATAAGAGATGGGTCCTTTCTAAATACATCCCATTGTTTTACGAAATTTGTTCGAACCAAATCCCTATAACCCTGGTCTGATATGCCATCTTGGTCTATATAAGCAGATACCCTTTTCTTGACTTCTAAAAGGATTTTCTCTAAGCTTTCGGGTAATCTGAAATTTTCTGGTAAGTTATGATATACCAAAGCATTAGGTATCAATTCCTCAAAAGTAAACTGATTATCGAATAGTTTCTTTGGGTATCTACCTGAAAATATCAATGGTAGCTTATACCTTAGCAACGATGGTACTACGTCGTATATAGCATAATGTCTTCTATATTCTCGGTACAAGTCAAAATATAGATTCTCATCGAATATACCCGATTTCCTCATTATTGCCTGTAAAGTATTATAAGCAGCATTGATATGAGTATTATTCAATTTGAATACTAAGTTGCCATTTTTAATAGCAATGAGTTCACTACAGCATCTCTTTCGTCTAAATAAGTTCATGTGATTAAAATGTAAAGTCAATGTATATTTTCCTTGTTCCCTTGAGAAATTTTTCGTGATTTGAGTCATCATACTTATGGCAAGCATAAGTCTTAGATGATTTATCATAATGGTCTCTTACCCATACTGGAGCAGTATCAGTTGGTTTTAATTTAAAGTATGTACCCTGATTAACCTTGTTAACCTGAGTCTCTTTGTAAGATGTCTTTGGTAGTTCCATATTTTTGTCTATTTTAAAATTGATATGCAAATATAATTCTTTCTTTTTAAATATGCAATATCCGGATATAACTATGGGAGCTTACTATTTCGGAGGAATTGAGATGCAAATGAGCCATTCTCTTTTTCTTCTTCCTCAAAGTCTTCATATTGATATAACTCTGGGTCTTCTTCGTCTGGGTCTATACGCATTTCGATTTCTCTACGTAGTTCATGATGTTCTTTAGAGAATGAAGACATAGCTCCCTTATAATCATCAGTAATTTGCATTAGCTCTGCTTTATTAAGGTTAAGACCCTCTTTACTGGTATCTACTCCTTCCTGTTTAGTAGCAACTACTTCGGGTAATGACTTAATGTCATACCTATCCTCCAATAGTTTAGCCTCTTCTGGTTTATCTAATACCCTTTGTGATTCCAATACGATTTGACGTGCCTCTTCAACGGTGATTGCATTTTGCTGTGTTACGTTGTTCTGTTGATTAAATTGGGCAAAGATATTTGTAGTACTTCCTCCAGTAAGATTACGTACTATTGATTGCAGAGATGTAGAGGATTCAAGCTTTAATTTAAGGGCCTTTCCCAGCTCGGCAGATATAAACGGTACGTATTTCCCTCCCTGAGATTCTCTTAGGATATTAACCTGATGGGCTATTTCCATACGGTCTTCTAATGCCCATGCTAGTTGTTCTCCCATTAACGCTTGAAGTAAATCTTCTGCTTTTTCTTTATCCCATATTCTAGAGCTTAATAGCCTATCTCTCATAAATACCCGTATGTAGTTAATATCTATACCCATACGGTATGAGAATGTATTGATATCATAAGTGATACCACATAATACTCCATTACCCATCAGCCATTGATTAATAATGTAGTTGTGTATCTTTATCAGAAGTTCATCATTTGGGTTCTTCTGATATTCTAATGCCATTGCAGTAGTCCCCATAGGTCTTGGGAATCTTACCATTTTATTTTCCTTTTCTGACATACAAATGAGATTTTCTGATATCGGAACTTTCATCATAACCCATATACTCTAAATCGAACCTTACATACAGATTCAAAGATAGGTTATAGAAATATCCCTTATATTTTTTCTTACTTACTGATAAATTAAAAGGTTCACCAGAGATTAGGTCCCTGGTGAATACTAAATTACCTTTCCCAGTGATGGGAATATTAAGGCAAAGTTTATAATCTCCTACCTTAAATTTATTCCCATGCAGGTCTGTGATTTCCCTTGCCATAGTTTGCCTTTTTATGGTTCGTAGGTTTTTTGTCTTGTTTACTACGGTTATTGGTTATCCCCTTTTGCTCTTCGATTAATTTCTGAACCTTTGGGAATAACCTTTGCCTTAGGGGAACTACCTGAGTAGCGAAAAAGGCATTCCATAATTTCTGAGTTAATGGTTCTCCTATTTTAAGTTCTGAGATTGCCCAGAATTTAGTTTCGAAATTCTTAACTATTTCCCTAAATCGGTAGTAGTATATATTGCCAGTCTTTTTATCTATCCCAATTGTAGTTGTTTGGCAATAATCTAGAAATTCTTTACCTAATTCGGATATAAACTCTTCCCTTTTAAAATCATAATTCTCTTGGTCGAGCTTAAATAATTTTACGTAATCGATTGCTTCCATATAGATTTAGTTTGTGATTATTAAACGAGGTATACTTTCATCTGTAATCTGAAATAAGTACCCTCTTACATCATCCTCATAATAAGAGGACCAATATGTTCTTCTAACTCGGAAATTATCAAGGATTGCCCCTTTGGGTACCCCAGTAATAAATAAGCAATGCTTAGGCATCATTGGAGTAATCTCAAATTTCCCATCCTTGAAATTACCATAGGTACCATAGTCGGGCATATTACCAGTAAACCCCGTATTCTGTAATACATCCTGAACCAGAGTAGTTTGGGGTATTTCCTTTTGGTTACATTCTATGGTTAACTTAGATTTGCCTATATATAGGTCTTTAACTATTTCTCTAAACATTTGTATACGATTATATGAGTAATACCATTTTTCTTGAAGTAAAGGTTATTCTGTGAACGTTCCTCTAACTTCTTTAATTCTCTTCGAGATTCAGTACAAATCCTATCAGATTTCCTTAATATATCTGATACATTATCCCAGATGGGTGCCATTGGTTCTACTGGCCCTGCATAGATAACCTTATGTTTAGTTTCTATTTGGGGATATTTAGATTTATACTGATATTTGCCTTTGCAATAAAGTACGTTATACTTTTCTGGTTCGTTTCTTTTTTCGTTTTCCATTTTTGTTAGGATTAATGTAATCGGATATTTCATCAAGTTGCCCTAAAAGCAATGCCTGAATGAAAAGGTTTATAGGCCTGAAAAAGAAATTCCTTACGTTATCAGTATTTATATACCAATCGTAAACGATAAAGAACTTCTTAATCTTGGAGTGCTTAAGTGAATGTTGGATTAGATAGGACTTACAACATCGTTTATGTAATTCTACCAATTCTTTGTCCTGCTTAAGCATCTCTTTATCAGAGAAGATAGTGTAATCCATTTTGTATGAATTGAGATGCCCAGGTAATTATCCCGGGCACCGGGTTAATAAAGGTTTATGCAACTTGTTCTGGTTTGAGGACCTTCTTTTTAAAGTCCTCATAGGCTTTAGCCGCAGCCTTAAACTCCTTAGAGTTTGTATCTTTGATACGAGCCATTGCAAGTTCCAATCGATGGAGTTCGTTTCGAGTTTGTTGTCTCCATTTCTTCCGAGCAAGTGTATCAACTACATCGGCAGGGTATACGTATTTAACTTCCCGATTAGAAATTACCTGTTCGATGATGGATGGTTTTTGTTGTTCCTTAACTTCCTTGACAACCTGTTCCTTTTTGGAAGTTTTGGTTTTGGGAGAGAGTTCTACCAATTTGGCATTGGCAAAATTAGTGGCAGCTTCTTGAGCATCTTGTACCAATTCCTTTTTAGTCTTTTTGGCCTTAGGAGCAGAAGCCTTAGCAGTCTTAGAATTTTTAATTCCTTCAAGTTGTTCGGCAACCTTAGTTGCAACCAGGTTAGTAACCTTTGTTTCATTCTTTTTCATAACGTCTATATTTAAAATGTTAGTAAAATGATTAATTTCTTTTTCTGATACAAATATAAGGACTTTATTTTAAATAGAAAAATTTTATTTGAATTATTTTCTATTTGCTCGGGTTAATCGGCTAGGAAGTCGAAGATTTCTGGAGGATAGTTAATTTCATCCTCTGGATCATTTATGTAATCTTCATAATCCTCGTTATATTTATCGTAAATGTTATCTTGTGATGTATTGGGTACCCTTGTACATCTTTCAGGATATTTCTTTACGAAGTCATAGGCTTCTTGAGTAGTCATTACCTTGTCTGAGGTAAATTCGTAGGTTACATAAGAATAAGTTTCACCCAATCTAGAAACTTCATATTGCTGGTATCCAGATTTCTCAATCTTATAGATTTGATTTTCTGGAATCGTTTCTATTTCTACCCTATATTTATACCATTGCTTCTTCTCTTCTTTTGGTTTAATGCCCATGCTATCTTGAAGAGAGATTAACTTGGTTATTGGACTTTCAAAACGAGAAGGAGCAGTGCTCACTTCTACTGGATGAGTTATATTCTCACCAATAAAGTAAATCACTGCCCCCAAGGTTACCAGGCCCAATATGAATTTAGTTTCTGAGTTCATAACCTGTAGTTTCGAATTTATTTTTAATGTTCTTTGCAAGGTATTTACCTTTTGATTCTGCTTGATGTAAACCGTTGCAGATTTCATAAGGTACATCATCATAGCGATAAACTCGATTACCTTTAAAAGCAACCCAAAGTTGTTTCTTCTTTGAGTCATAACCAAAGCCCTCAATATTAGAGGATTCGCAAGGAATCATTTCAACTCCAGTGTTCATTTCTACTGATTCTAAGTATTCGTTCTTTTCCATGTCTATATTAAAATTTTAAAAGTGTTAGTTCTGGGTGGAATTTGAGATTTGCCCTCTGGAATATTGCCCAGGTACCAAGTACTCCCTGAGAATTAGTATGTACCCATTCATCTTCCATTCTGAATAATATGTGAGAGCATACCATCATTTGGTATTCACTTAGCATATTTATCAGTTGAGGAGTATTCTCAATTTCTACGTATAATTCAATGTGCTCATCTAGTGCTCGAATTATTTCGTCATCCTCAATCTGAAGGAGTTTTTTGATTAAGTCTTGGGCAATATCATTCCCATTTTTAACATCCTCTTTGATTGAGTTGAGTGATTCAATTTGAATACCAGCAATGAGCTTTACGATGTCTTTTGTTTCCTTGTCCATAATTAAATTTTCTTTATGCAAATATACTAAAATTATTTTATATAAAATACTCTTTTAATAAATACGGAGGTAAGTGTTAGCGGTTCTTGATTTCTTCCATCTTTTCCTTTATGGAGTCTGGAAATATAGCATCGTTTACCCATCTTAGGAAGAATTTAGAAGGCTTCTTTTCGGGACTTAAAAGCAATTGTCTCTGTTCAGTAGAGAACTTAATCCTTTCGGATTCTAACATATACTTTGGAAGTTTAGTGAATTCTGCCTGAGAGAAGGAGATTACGTTTTTACCAACTTGGGCCCTTAATGGTTTCTTCCTTTCCTTATAGAGATATGGGATAATCTTTTTCGAGGGTCCCCCAAGAATGCTAAAACCAAAGATGATCATTGGGTCGAATTTATCGGCCTTTGGATCTTTGGCACGTTTGATACATCTTGCCATCCAGGAGAATGAATTGGGATATTGCTTATTGTCGGTTGCTTCTCCCACATCCTTTTTATTGAACTCAAATCCAGGAAAGTGAAATAGAAAGTCCTCAGTAAGGATAAATACAAATCCCAATCCCCTAAGATATTTAATGATATCTTGTTGGCTTTTACCCTCTTCAATCATTTTTTCTACATCTGCAAGAATATCCTCCCTTGGTGATTCCAATTCCTTAGTTGTAGACCCTGCAGGTCTTCCTCTGCCCACATTAGGTGCCTTAGCAGGCAATGTACCAGATAACCTATCTAAGTATTCTTTGAAGTTATCAATATCTTGTTTATTAGTAAGAGTTACTTCTACTCTTATGGGACCGTTATGCTGTACCTTTGGACCTGAATTCATCTCGGTATAAGCATCTACCAACCTATCTGATAATGGAGTACCATTCTCTGATAGTGTAGTGATTCTAAGTTTTGGTTTATATACTTCTTGTTCCATTTTCGACTTAATTAGAAAATAAAAGGCCTGAACAATTTTTATATTGCCAGGCCTTCTACCATTATTAACGAATACTCAAAAATATGATAAGTAAAAGTAAAAAGTGCTCTTATTAATCTTCTTCTTTAGCGGCCTTCTTTTTCTTCTTGTCTTTGGCCTTCTTATCTTTCTTATCGGAAGCCGGTTTTTCTTTTACCTTTTCTTCCTTCTTTTTCTTAGTTTCCTTTTCCTCCTTGGAAGCCTTACCTGAAGCAAGTTTTCTTTGCTCCATACGGTATTTTTTCTTCTCAGCCGAAGTCATTTCTCTGCCGTCGATGAGAGGATAATCGTATTTGGTAGCTGTTCTACCGCCATTTCCTTTCTTTTCCTTTTTCTCTTTGGCAGCCTTCTTCTCAGCTTTTTCCTTCTTCTCTTTTTCCTGGAGTTTTACCAATTTCTTGTTGTTCTCTTGGTCAGCTTCAGGATAGGCAGCAGCAACTTTGTCTCTTTCCTTATTGAGCTTGTTTACAAGTTCGGTAACCTTTTTACCATGTTTCTTGTCTTTGGTCCAATCCTTAGTAGGGTCCAACTTGTTCTCTTTAAGGTAAGCATCCAAAGCTTTCTTAGCCTTTGTGAGTTCCGGAGTCTTGGATTCCGATTTACTCTTCTTTTCGTCTTTCTTAGCCATTTTCATTTATATTAGGTGAATAATTGAATTTCCTATTTACATAATACCATAGTTATACCTTCCTAATTTGGGTTGGGATTTCTTTAATTTCTAGGATTTCTAAACTGCATTGTTTTAAAACTGCCTCGAGTTGAAGTATATCTTCTACCTCTTTCTGAGATAAGTCCGTAAAAGTTTGTTCAAAAGTTTCTTTCTGTTCCCCCCTTATAAAATTAAATTGGGCAACAATATAAGTCCCATGAAGTTTTTTATTCAGGGCTCCTTTAAGAGATATGAGTTTTCTTTTCAGATAATTACTCTTCAACCTATGGGATTGGTATTCGCCTTTCTTACCCTTACTAAGAGCTACCTTTTTAAGGTACGAAACATAATCTAATTCTCTGAGAGTTTGATTAATGTTTCCCACTAATAATCTTAAGTCTTTTTCCATTTGGGTCTTTGAATTACTTGGTTAGATACTTCCTGAGTTTCTTCTGATAGCATTTCTCTTGCCTCATTTATTATATTGATGGCAAGTTCCCTTTCATCTGGTCCCAGGTTTAATTCTTTATCTTCTAGTACATCAGTATAAGTATTTATTAGATTATCCAATGCAAGTATTCGAATATTCTTTCGAATTGCTAATTTCTCTTCTTCCATGGGTATAAAAAATTAAAGCCCACTACCTTCGCAGGCAATGAGCTTTTGGCTGAACAACGTCCTAAGTGTAGATGTTATTCATATGAACTTAAACTCTAAATTTATATAGCAGACATATGGGATAGTAGTTAGTAAGTTAGAGTTTAATCTTCTGATTCTTCCTTTTCTTCCTTAGCCTTTTTGTTTTTCGGAGAACAAATAACGCCATGTCCTTTCTTAGACTTAACGGTAAGAGTTCCCGGAACGAATGAAACTGAAGTTGATACCGGTTTGCCATCCGTAACCAATACAGAAGTAACCACTACACCCTGATAGCCTTCCTTGTTCTTAACGGCATAACCAAAGTTCATTACCTTGGATTTGTCGTTAATGGCAATAACGTCTATTTGCTTGCTGTTAGGGCGTTGTTCAGCCGGCCGATTCTTGAGTGCCTCTTGACGAGCTTTACGTTTAGCTTCTTTTTCGGGGTCTTTTTCCTTATCCCCTTTCTTCTTGGAGTCTGATTTCTTTGTTGCCATAATTTTTAATGTTTTATAAGTTAATGGTTATTATAAGTAAACTTCTACGTTTATTAATAGTTGATAGTAAAGGTAGGGAAATTTCCCTACCTTCTTTTAAATCTTGAATACGGTTACCAGATTACTTTTTCCCTTTCTTGCCCTTACCTTTGGTTTCTTTCTTTGCCGGCAATTTGAGACCGAGTTCTTTGGCAATTGCTTTACGGAGTTTTTCGACGTCGTCTTCATCGTAATCGTCTGGGTCAGTTTCAAGATCTTTGTCGTCGCAGACATCCTCAAGTTCTTCGAAGTCCATTTCGGCAAGTTCTTCACCGGTCAGTTCTTCCTCTTCTTCTTCCTCTTCGGAATCATCATCATCATCTTCCTCATCGTCATCATCCGATTCCTCTTCTTCTTCCTCTTCGGAATCATCATCATCATCATCTGATTCTTCCTCTTCTTCTTCTTCCTCGTCATCGGATTCAGAACCAAAAAGGTCTTCGGCTTCTTCGGCAGAAAGCATGATAGGATCAGGGATAATCTTTACTGAGCCGTCTTCGTACTTAATGATGATTGCACCATTGATTTCTGTTCTGGAAACTTCTTTCAGTTCCACTTCTTTTTTCTTCTTAGCCATTTTCGTAATGTTTAAGTTGGTTAATAATTTATTTATTTATATCACTCTGTTATAAGTTTCTTTACCAGTATGGATTTCTGAGTATACCCAGATTTTACTAATTCCTCCTGAGCAATATTGAATTGTTTTATCTCATCTAGAGTTGTCTTTAATTCTAATTGAGATTCAATTGTTATTGCCTGAGAGGCAAGTTCCTTGTCACCTTGATAAGTGACTATCTTAAACTTCTTACCTGCAAATGGGTTTGCTGGTTGATGTGCTGTGATTTTAAAACCTTCGTTATTATTCATTGCTATATTTAATTTTAGTTATCCCAGGAATACCCACCTTCCCAAATACTTCGGTATAGGATTTGTATTTCCCTTTTATCATTGTTTTATAGTTATCGGATAATCGAATTGGGTAGACCCATATTTTATTTTCTATCATCCTATTTGTCATTATATAAGCATAAGACCTTCTAAGTTTAATACTCTCTAATGGAACAAACCCTTGAAATAATAGAGACTTCTTAATAAACCTTTCTTTAGGCAAATACCCTAAAAATTTAAGTGATGCCTCATCAAATATTTCAAGCATATCCCTTTGTGCTTTGATAAATAGTACCTTTTGTATTGGGATGTTCATCTTCTTTCTTAAATATAAAGCCAATGAACTTACCAATGGAGGATACTGCAGGAATAACAGATTGAATTTATGTTTCTCCTCTTGACTCAGCCTGTTGTAAATCCTGTAGGATAGCAAGATTGATTTGTAATCTCTTTTGCCTTGTATACTTGGGAGATATGCCTTGCCGTTGTCCATAGAGTTTGATTGAGTACCTTTCATTGAATTCCTTTTTTCCTTTAGACTTAAAGACTCGGTGCATTTGTACCATAAATCTTCTTCGTCGGTGTTTATCTATGTGATATTCATCGGGCATTATGAACTTCCTTGCTTTTACGAATTTACCCTTAAACCAGAATTTAGTACTACCCTTTTTAAGAAGTTTACCATTCATATCGGATAATTCTCTAATGCCTTGTTTTATAAGTTTCCTCCCAGATATTATATGGATATATTGAAGAACATCTACACCATAAAGATAAACTAAGGTAACCTTTACTTGGTGTCTAGTAAAGTAAGGTATACCAGTTAGATGTTTCCTATATAATTTCTTTTCAGTAACAATCTTATTGGTGGTATCTGGTCTCCAAGTCCATATATAATATCTATCTGGTCGTATGGGTCCGTTGTTACTTTCCTTTAGTTTTACCATTTATATTCCTCTTTGCCATTCTATACCAAAGATTGATAGATTTCTCATTTGCTTCGGGGAATTTCTTTTTCATTCTCCGAATAACTCTATCAAGTTCAAAACCTTTTGCAGTTAATTCAAATACATAAGATTTCTTTGTACCCTTGATAAGATTAAATTCATCCCTCTCTCTTGGTGGTTTCTTTTCTCGAGGTTTCTTTATCCCAGGAACTCGTTTGGTTCTTCTTTGCCCATTTTCCCCTTCTTCTCCAAGAAACCCAAGCCTTAATCGAGAATTTCTTAATGGGTCATCTTTCGAATACCCAATATTTTCTAATTGCTTATCCATCCAATCGTCATATTTATCAATTAACGATTTATCGGGCTTTTCTTCTGATACATTGATATAATGTAATAAGTCAAATACCCCAGCAGAACAAGCATCAGGGAAAGGCATCCCTAATATGATAGCCTTTCTCTTTAAATCCTTATAAGTCATGTTTCTCCCAGAAGCACCAAGGAAATTTGATTTCTCCTTGGATGGGGCTTTCATGTCTTTTCTACTCTTTTTTGCCATATCATCAATATTTTAAATATTCATTTATTTTCTTTGCAAATATAAGAATAAATAATTTAATCTTATCTTATTTCTCTATTTATTTTTATAAAAATCCAAGGTTTTTGCTCGGTTCGCAGCAGTGGATTTAGGTTTTTTAGGCTTTCTCTTGATATGTGTGTTATAAGCCATATCCAATTTCTTAATATTGAATTCTATATTGTTCACTTGATTATAGTTTACTGCTCTTTCCACACAGCAACGGTACTCTGGCCAGAATTTTTGTCCAAGCTTAACAGATTCGGTTTTAATCATGAACTTAGATACCATAAAACCAAAGGTATCAGCATCATCTTTAGTTTTGAATACATACATGTAAAATCTACTGAATTCATCTACTACTTCATCCAAAGGTCTTACTGGTAACAATAGATAACCATCGGTATATAGGTCCTCAGATATTAAAGCTACCCAATACTTTTTCTTTCCTGGTTTTACTTTATACCTAAACCTTTCCTTGAGTTTAGTGTGCATCCAATCTGGTACCCTATTAAGTAGGTATTTGATATATATCTTATCCTTCTTATTCGACCGCCTTTTAAATGCAGATGGCTGTTGTAGCATCCTTGGAAGTATTCTAAAGTTATTCCACCTATCAAATTCAAGAATTAATCTTAGAGTATCTATGTCCCATTCATCCTCAGACTCCTTTAACCTCTTCATGTTTCTCTCTATATTTTTAGAGTTTACCTTTGGGAGTAATTGAGCTGAGTCTCCTGTGAATAAGCTTGCTTCTTTTCTTTTTAATCGTTTCTCTAAACATCCCTCCATATAATCTTGGAAATTCCTCTCACAGGGGCAATCTGGTCGAAAAATAGAAGTGTGTTTCTCAAAAAAATCCGAGAATAGCCTAAAGAATTTCTCTGACCGTTCCCGGATTTCAAGATACTTGTAATGAGATAACTTTAAAATTTCACCAGCTTCCCATGAAGATTTACTTTCTGATAGTTGAAGGAATAATGATTGTTGTTCTTTATCAATTAAACAACTCCAGGCTTTTTGTTGAGCTTCGTTCATAACATTAAATTCTCCTATATCTCATTATACCATCAATTGCTTCATTGGTTATCTGATTAGGATCATATTCCCCAGAATTAGCATAAAGCTTATCTGGGTCATGATTTAAATATACACTATAGATAACGTTGTCAAAAGGTAACCATACTTCCATTCTCCCCATTTCGGGGTATATAAGAACTTTTACCCTTTTACAAAGATGGTCAACCTCTAATACTGTAGCATCTACTCCCTCATAAGGATAACCCCGTAATACTAAGTAATCTCCAGGCTTTACATTGACTAAATCATCTACTGAAAACTTCTTATTCTCTCTAGCAATACGTTTAAATCGCCTTACTTCTTTTCTACTACAAGTAGCCACTAAAGAGAAATCATCAAAGTCTTCTGCATTGTCAATCCTTACCTTTTTCTTTCTTGGGTGCATTGTCTCGGTATTACGTAACCAAGTTCTGATACCAGATATATTCCTACGTAACTTATTAAGAAAGGGCCTTGAGAATGCTAATTTAGTAGGCATTCTCATAAAACCATAATTGAATAATACTGGTACTTCTTCGAATACCATCTTACCCTTTGTGGTTTTTCTTAATACGTTTACCATAGGAATAATTGCCTTGATTTGGTCATACCCCTTTTCTTTGAGTTCTTTATTAATTTTATCACAGTACTTCCTTTCAAGGTAAAATATACAATATGAGTATGGGGTATGCTTCTTCATAGGTTACCGGTTTTTAAGAATTAACTTAGCTTGTTTATGTACTAACTTATAGTTTACATTCTTCAATATGTCACTAGCCATGAATACATAAAGAATCTCATCTATCTTTGGTACATCGATTACCATAATATTGGCTTTATCGAATAGTGGTTTATAGAATACGGGAGATAAATCCTTTCCAACTACAAAGAAAAATTCTTCTGAGGGCATTGAATTATATCTCATACAGAGTATGGGAACTTTATTTGCTCTTTTTGCATCCTTAGAAGCTTGTTCCCAGAATTTCAATATATCGCATCCCTTATTACCTAAGAGTAGATGTTCAAATTTAATCTCTTTATAATTCTTGCATTCGATGGATATCTTACATCTATGAGCATGCCTTTCATCAGTACAGGTTAAATCGGAAGTGGAGTCCTTGTTTGAATGCCAAGCTCCACTCCCCGCTCTATTCCTTTCAAATTTGTACCTGGTCCATTTTGTAAACCAAGCACCTATCTTTCTTTCGAATCGATTTCCTTTATTCTTAGAGTTCATAATATAATGGTGTATTGTATTTTTATATACCATTATAGTAATTGGTACCTACTCAGGCCTTGGGTCTTTTCCACTTGCAGAATTTTGGTATTACCAAGAGGAAGTGAATCTAAGTGGGTTATCACAAATACGGTTTTTCCCTCTGAATATTTGCGTATTAAAGAAGTAACTAATTCTACATTATCCGAACTTAGGGATTCGAATACTTCATCGAACAATATAATATTTACCCCTTTACTAGCAGTTAAAGCCTCATGCATAGCTAGAGCCATAGAGAAATTGCATAGGGTTTTTTCGCCACCGCTAAGTTCATCATAATCAATTATTTGCCCATCTCTTTCAATAAGAGTAACAAATTCTTTTCTAGCAGTACCCAAATCAATATTAAATTCGATCCTAAATCCCAATACCTCTGAATACTTATCGAGGCATTTATTTAAGAACTCAAGGGATGAATCAAATAGATAAGCCTTAATTCCATTATTACCCAATGGGTCATTAATTAACCAGTTATAATTCTCTAACTCTAACTCTTTATTGTGAAAGTCTTCATCAACCTTCCGTAAATTCTTCCTAATCTCCTTAAGTTTTTGTTTATACTTTGGAGACATGACCTTAAGCTTTTCTTGCTTGAGCTTAGCCAGGTCTTCGTCAATAGAAGCAATATCAGAAGCAATATCATCACAGTCTGATTTTAATTTCTTATACCTATCATTTACACTACTAAGTTCTTCTAGCCTTTCTAATGCCTCTTGATATTCTTTATCATATTTATCAAGGTCAGAGAACGCTTTATATATTGATTTGGCATCACGTAATGCACGTTTGTAGTGACCTTCTTCTAACTGTATTACTAATTCTTTAATTACCTTCTTAAGAGGTACATTTGATAAATTCTTGGCATCTTTTATCTTACCCCTCAAATCAAGGATTAGTTCATTTTGTTTTTTAATCTTTATCTGAAGCGAAGCATTTACTTCATCCTTAATTTGTTTTTGTTTTTCAATCAGTAACTTAGTTAGCTTTTCTCTATCTTGCTTTAACTCTCTTCTTTCTTCTTTGATTTTTTGCTTGAAGGATTTTTCTCTATCTCTCATATCGAAGTAAGCTTCCTTGTTAGCCTCTAATTCTTTCTTAAGCATTTGAGACTCATGCTCTACCTCATTTATTTGAGATATCAAGTTATTTTTATCTTGTAATGCAATGCCTTTAGCAAGGTTTAAGAACTCTAAGTCAAATACTTCTTCGAATATCTTTTTCTTATCAGAATTAGATTCTTGTATGAGTCTTTTTATACCCTGACCAAACATGATTGAGTTCATAAACAGAGTATATGATAAACCTATCTCTCGGTTTATAAAATCTTGTATCTTCCCCTTCCCTTTGATATCAACTATATCCCCATCTTTCATGAAGATAAGTCTGTCTTTACCTTTAGCACCATCCTCAAGTACTTCATCATACTTTTGACATCTAACTATCTTATATGTATGAGAATCTTTCTGAAAATATACTTGTACCTTAGTACCCTTGTAATCTTTAGGCCTTACTTGCTTCCAAGTATTTACCTCAGAAACACCCTTTAGGTTTTTCCCATATATTGCCCATACCAAGGCAGAGAGAATAGTTGATTTCCCTTTCCCATTTGGGGCCTTGATAAGTATGGTACAAGTGGGGTTTAATTGTAGATGTAAGGATTCTATTGAACAAAATCCTTCTGCCTCTAAGTTTAAGAACGTTAACATGACTCAGCCTTTTTAAGTGTTTCAATTAATAGATTAGTTTTAACCTCATCTTTAATACCTTTCTCTCTTAGGTATCTCTTTGCTAGAGACTTCTTAGAAAGTTGCTTAGTAATCTTATGTTTGTTATTAACTGGAGTACTAGCTTTTTGAGGGATTACCGTATAATAATTGCCATCATCATTAATATCCTCTTCCCTTTCTACATCGATGAACTTTGGGAAATTTTTCAAAGGTACAAACTTCAGAGACAAATCTTCATAGATTTTCCAATACCCTAATTCACAATCTCTATCGGTTCTCCTTTGATGGTTAGGTGCCCCAATCATATAAACCTTCTTTGATAATCTTTGAGGTTTGTGTATATGACCACATAATACTAAATCGAATTTATTGAGAACATTTACATTTAAGTTTTCTACGGAATCTATCTCTCTACCATCGGTATCCTTTGCACCGGGATAATCAGTGTGTAGTAAAAGAATATTCTTTTTACTTTTATCTAATTCTAACTTCTTTAAGTATTCACTTAGACCCACGTTATTATCAATATAAGGAACCCCATATACCATAATATCTTTATGTGTAGAAGATAGTTGGGTTTTTTCATAATCTAATATCATGATACCATACTTCTCTACTTGATAAAGCCAGCTAAAGGGTTTAGTACCAACCTTACTTATTTTCTTAATATCATGATTTCCAGATATGGCATATATCCAAAATCCTTCGATTAGTTCATTATAACATATCTCTGCTAATTCTTGGTCCATTGTTTCGGCCTTATGAAATAAGTCTCCACAAAATAATGCAGGACAGTTAAACCTTCTACATAATTTCCGTATAATCGACAAAACCCTGAAACTATTCAGGGTCCTGTGATTGTTCTCATTAAACTTAGCCCATAGATTTATATGTAAATCTGAAAAGGCTATTGCTATTACTTCTTTCCCCATATCCTATCTAAATGGTAATTGATTTGTTCCGTTCTCATACCTAAATCGAGCTCAGATATACAAATAGTGGGTATTTCCCAATTTGCAAGCAATTCCCCCATAAGAGATGATATCTGAACTTGGAAGAATCTGTTAAGTATTCTCTTACCATTATCTTCCATTGACCAATGCTTATAAGTATCTAGATTTAATGGTAAGAAGATTGCTACATCACATTGATCTTCCATTAAAGTCTTACATTGACAGAAAAAATGTTCCATTTCACATTCTGGTAAAGTTCTTGATTGCTTATACCAAAAATAAGCAGCCAAATCTGCATAACTCCTATCAGTTACGAAGTATTCTCTATCCTTGAATAACCTATTCCTTTTGTTCAGAAGTTGAAAATCTGCTTTATACATTGCCTCCGAACCGAGGGATAATATTTCATTATGTGATACCCCTTCAGTAGCAGGTAATAAATCTGACATACTACCAGAAATAAAAGGTAGATCTTCTCTCTTAGCTACATACTTAGCTAAAGTAGTTTTCCCTATACCAGAGGGACCCACAAACATAATTCTCTTACTCATGATGTAATGCTTTAAATGGTTTTATAAATTCATTTGTCAAAAATGATGCTAAAGAGTATTCGATACAAAGTTCTTTGAATTTCTCATACTTAAACTTCTTCTTTGACTTAATTGGTAACTTATCCAATGGGTTATGTCTTACAAACCAGAAAAGGTCGATTAACTGTTCATTCCTTTTCCATATTTGAAGATATTCTTTATTCTTACTCTGGGCAATAAACTTCTCAATTCTACCCTCATCAAGGATTTTCCTTGCCTTTACTGGTCCTATACCCGGGAACCCTGGTATATCATCGGAAGTATCTCCAACCATTGCAAGGTACTCTACCGTTTCATGAGAATGATAACCGAATAATTCTTTGCAGTTATCCATTCTTATCATCTCATCTTTTCTGGGATTATATATCCTCAGGTTATTTGATAGCAACTGGTTAAAGTCTTTATCCGATGATATAAGTATCATTTTCTCGGATTGGAATTTTTTAATTGCAAGGTATGCTAAGAAGTCATCCCCTTCATATACTGTAGATTTCTTTTTATCGAAGATATAATTAATTCTTAGCATACCCAGCATTTTCATTATAATTGCCTTTTGCTTTTGCAATGATTCGTAATCTACAGATATATTTTTTCTATGTCCCTTATAATTGGGCAATAACTTCGTCCTTACTGGTGAATGACCATTATCGAATGAAATATAAACCTCATCCGGTTCGAACCTTGTAAGATACATATGTAGAGATTTGAAAAATCCGAATATTGCCCCACTCGGTTTGCCATCGGTAGATTTAAGTTTTTCGAACTTATGAAAAGACTGATGGAGAATATTCTCCCCATCAATCAGTAATATTGTTTTCTTGCTCATCGTCCAAAATCTAATTCATAAAGTGAAACTTCTTGAATCTTTTCCTCTCCAAGATATACATCTAAATAATTCTCTGGTTGGCTATAAGCATCTAGATACCTAACCCTAGATTCCATTCTCAAATTTTTCTTAAGGTACTCTTTAATTACTTTCTCTATACCTTCTACCTCTTTCTTATTCATCGTCTTCCTCCTCCTCTTCTGAATCTGAATAGTTTTCATATTCTACACCATCGACTGGGAATATATTTGTTTCTATCTTCTCCAGTTGCTTTTTAGTAGTACCTATGGTATTTACTCCGGCTTTCCGTAAAAGTTTTCTACGAAGTTCATCGTCTTCTTCCAAAAGCTTTTGGAATTTCTCTTCCCCTCTTGCAAGAGTTTTACCTTTCAATTTATACCCACCAGTAGTTTTTTCGATTACATCGGTATCTACCAATACATCTTCCAAAGCATAGCATCTGTCAAACCCGACTTCGTGGAATTTAGGATTGAAATATACAGGGCATTTGCTGATTGTAGGTCGAGGAGGAGCAACTTTATTTTTAATAAGTCTGATAGTGACAAGTTTCCCAGCTTTCCTTTCTTTCCCATTTTGTTTAATGGTAACAGACCTTCCTGAATAGAAAGCAGCTCTGATTGAAGCGTAGAACTTAAGTGCTGCACCTCCTGTAGTTGTTGTGTTATCTTTTCCAAATCCGACATTCAAAGCAGTTCTTAATTGGTTAATATAAATCTGAGATACTCCCAGTTTGTAGAATAATTCACTTCTGATACGAAAGTATTTATAAAGAGCCTTTGCTCTACCCCCCATCTCTGCCTTACCATCAACCATCTTAGCATCGATATTATCTGTACAGTCTGTAGCTGCAATAGAATCAATTACTAAGAGTATCGGTTCATTGTGAGTTAATTGAGAACGTAAATATATTGCTAAGTCTGCTACTACATCTGCAATATATTCAATACGTGTATCATTAACAATGGTTACTCTTGCGGGGTCTACCCCATTTATTTCAGCCCAAGAATTCATCCAGGATTGTTCAGCATCTACCCATATCACATGACCTCCAAGTTGTTGAGTAGCATAAGCAAAGTTATAAGCCACTAAAGATTTACCAGAGGATTCCTCTCCAGCAATCTCAACGATTTTACCATAAGGAATACCCTTACCGAATAAGTAGTTCAGAGCAAAGAAAGTAGATGGTATATATAAATCGTTATCAGTAACTTCTGAAGCTAATTTAATCATACTTCCATATTTCTTTGCCATCTCATTTGCTGTTGGTACTTTTAAACCAACCTTAGATTTCTTTGCCATAATGTAATGTCTTTAAACTAAAGAAGGTGATAACAGAACAAATCTAATTACCACCTTCGAATGAAACCATATTACTAACCCTTAAATATCCGATTTGTATTTTCTTTTCTTTTTCTTAGGTTCATCATCTTCCATGTAATGGTCTTTGTGAACTCCCTTTTTCTTTTTCTTCTTTGACTTATCGTCATCATCGTCATCCCCATGGTCTTCGTTTAGATACTGTGAAAGTAAATCTTCCAACTCATCATAGGATTTGATTTGAGAACGAACTATCCCCTCAAGGTCAATTGTACCTTGATATTTCTTGTCCAACTTAGTTGGTTTGCAAGCACGGGCAGAATAAGTGGTATCTAGTTTACCAGACCCGGAACGAATTACCTTGATATCGTATCCAGTTTTTGGATCTGTCATATCACCTGCCTCATCTTCATCAAGGTAAAGGTCAATGATATCCTGGTATACTGAGCGAGGAACTAAAACTCCCTTATCTTTGCCTTCGTAATCTACCTTACTACCCTTTTCATCTGAGTAGATGATACCACCAATAACATATCTTCTTCTTGGTACCAGGTTCTTGGCAAGTTCCTTGTCATCTTCATCCTTGGAGTTTTTCAATTCTTGATATTTCTCCATGAATGGGCAAGGTTCATCAAAAGTAGCCGGAGATATAACTCCTCCCAAATTTCCACCCAGGTAAAATTGAATAATTTCGATACCCAATTCTTGGTCATCACCTGGAGATTTAATTCTCATTCTCAGGGTTCCTTCTTTTGGATATACCAACCCACTGCCATTTCCCTTAGATTCTAGCTGTTTCTTTCTAGCTAGCATCTTTTCTTTTGTAGAAAGTCCCTCTGATGAAACTTTCTTTTTCTTCTTATCTTTTATCATAATGATTAGTTTTAATTATTCGGTTCTGAGTAAACTACTTCGTTCATACTCAATACGGTAAGAACGTTTTTCTCTAAGATCTTTTGAAGAGCAGGAGATAATTTATCTGTTTCGAATTCAAGTTCTTTACCCGCATACAAACCATAGGTAACTATCCTACCTATGCCCACCAATTCCCGATAGGTTTTATATTCTTCTGTAATCTCCCCACTCTTTACTACAACTCCTTTACGAGGAACTCCCTCTTTTACTTGTTCAGGGATAATCAAACCAGATTTAGTTTGGTTTACCTCCTTTGGAGATAAAATAAGTACCCGGTTTTCTGTAGGGCATCCAGGTAATTCTTGATTAAATTTCTCAGCCACAAGAGGTGAGATAAATGTCATTGAATAATTCATATTCTAATACTGTTTTTAAAAGTTAGTAATTATTTATAGTTCTAACCCTTTCTTAGATTCGCATTAATAGTTCTTAATATATTCTCCCGACTCTCATAAGCTTTACATATAGCTATGAACTTATTTGCTTTTTCTACAGCTTTTAAGTATCTCTCATAAATGGAAGAATACTTCTTGTTAAGATTTGCCTTATGAGAAACATATTCGTTATTCCACCTTTCATTGGCATCCTTATAATATACCCAAGCATTGGAATAGGCTTCATCCTTTTCCCTTGCTAGTAAATCTCTTTCCTTTATATACTTATCTCTAAGAGAACAGAGAATATAATAACTAGAAGGAGATTCTCGTAGCTGAGAATTAATGATATTCTCATTGATAGACAATTCTTTTTGAATATCGATTTCTAGGGTCCTACCCTCAAATTTAACCTTTAGTTTTTTTAGCTCCGTCTTCATAAACTTCTAATAGGTTTTTAAAGTCTTCCTTACTAAATTCGCCTTTACTTATAGCATTAGATACTTGAGCAAAAGCCATTTGATAAGCTAAACTCATACCAGGCAATCTAAGAAGAGATTTATAGGGACTAATCTTATCTACTAAAGCTCTTAATCGTAAGTCGCATAAGTTATCAGTTCCCCCTCTATCTAATAATACTAAGAAAGCTGCCCAATAAATATGAGTAGCATCTTCATAAGCAAGTTTCCCATCCTCATCAGTGGCCATTACTTTAAAAGCCATATCCTCTAATGTAGTAAGGTTAGTCTGTAATTGATGTAATTGGGTCTTTACTCTATTGAATAACATTTTTTCTTGTCCACTTACCTTTAAATTCGTAGCATCCAGGTATTTAAACAGATTCTCAATAGAATAACCCAAACATCCTGCAATCATATAGGTAAGGGCAGTTAATTTACTCGCATTTTGATATTCCTCATTTGTTGCCATGGTTTCATAAATTTATTTTATTTATGTGGACATAGTATCCTCTTTCTTCACTTCTGTAGGTGATTTTGGATTTTCTTTATGATTTATCTTAAATTTACAGCTTGGGCATTCTACTACTCGTATAATCTCATAATCCGTAGGAGATTCTAAAAATTCACTACGTATTTCACAAGCATCGTATTCAAATTCGCAATCACATACTGGGCATTTAGCCCTCCATACCGTGGGCCCGTTTAAAATCTTCTTCATTTCCTTAGTTTTATGTTATTATACCGTAATATTTTATATAATACTCCAGTTGATATACCGAATTCTTCTAGTATATCTTTTCTTGGTATACCCTCTATATACCTAGAAATTAATAATTCTACATTTACCTTACGTTCTCGTTCTTTACCAACAAAATAGAATCTTTTATCTTCTATACACTGACCCATATTCATCTTAGCTGTACCCCAATATAAATTACCTACCCGATTATCCTCTGGATTGTTATTTTTATGACATACTTGAGGATAATTGTTTGGGTTAGGGATGTAAATAGAAGCAACTAACCTGTGTCTATAAAAGTTCTTCCGTTTACCACCATCTCCTACTAAAGAGTTAGATAAATAACCATTATCTTTCATAGCAGGTTTTACTAATTTCCAACTACCAGTAAATTTCGAGTATAATTTTCCAGTACGGGATATGTAATAATTACTAAACCCAGGTATATTACCCTTTTCTCGATTTTTCATATTCTCGTTGATATTTATGGATTTCCTTTTTATATAGTTCCATAAATACTTCTGGTGAAGCTGCACTAAAATTACCAATTTTACGAGTCTTAAACTTATGGTATTCCTCCATGTACTCTTCTACCGAAAAGTCTGGTTTTAACATTCTAGTATAATCATATCCGGGCATAAATGGTAATTCTTCTGCCATAGACCGGCCTATTGTAAAATCCATTGATAGAGTTACGTCATCTACTTGAAAACCGAAATACTTCTTAGTACTTGGATTACGTAGAATATTCCAAATGGTATATACAGTCCAGGTATTTATATCTTCGGGTTTAGAATACATATATACTGCATCATGTACCGTACAAGCTTCTTTCATCATAGGTAATTTACCTTGTCGCATTAACCAATAAACAAGAATAGCTCCGAAGTTGGTCATATTTGCTGCAGCACCTTGACAGGGGAAGTTAAGACCTAAACGAATTGCATAAGCAACTTCTTGCTTGTCATTTGAATATATTTGTGGGAGTCTTCGTTTAGTACCAAATAACTGTGTGTAATACCCATGCTTACGAAGGAATTTCTCTTGTTTCTCTTTAAACTTCCTAATCTTAGGATGTTGACCAAAGAATACTTCCATTTCCTTTGCTGCTTCTTCTGGTGTAACTATAATACCTGCTTTTGGGTCAGATAATTTAACTGCTAGCAATTTATTACCAATTCCATAAATAAGTCCAAATGCAATCTGTTTAGCTTGCTTTCTCCTTACCTTCCATAACTTATAATCGGGATGTGTTTCATCTTCATAAGCTTTACTTGCTTCTTCGATTGATACACCGTATTTTGCTGCTGCTATACCAAGATGAGGGTCTACTCCCTTGGCAAATGCTTCCAAATAAGTTTCGTCTCCAGATAGATGAGCCATCATTCTTAATTCTGCTTGAGAATAGTCGAATGCCATATATAAATAACCCGGAGGAGCAACTAATTGTTTCTTAATATTTGGGTCTACAGATGTCTTTGGTATTTGCTGCATATTTGGGTCAGCAGAACTGAATCGATTAGAATCTGTACCGTGTATATTATACCTACCATGTAATCGGGAATCATCTTGTACTTTTTCCCACCATCCATAAATATAGGTCTTATACATTTTCTCTAACCCTCGTAATTCAAGAAGCTTATCAAGAAATATTGCCTTTGGTGAATCTGGTTTTTTAATCGTTAACCTAAGGTTAGTAAGAGTTTCTTCATCAGTACTTGGTTTACCAGATTCATTATCCTTAATCACATCAAAATGAAAGCCATCTTCTGAATACATCAATGCAGGTAAATCAACTGGGCTACCCAAATTAATGGGCCTTATTAATTCTTGTTCCTTTTTAGTTGTGAATATACCTGCTTTGATATTCGAGATTTTCTGTTCCCTTGATGCAATCTTCCGTTTATCTTTTGGGTCATTATAATCTAACTCTTCAAGTTCATCTTCAATAGACTGAATATATTTATCAATCTTTTCTTGGTTATACTTCTTTTCGAATTTCTTTACTCTTGGCAAAGCGTATATTGCGTCTCTAGCAGCATCTATTTTTGGTTTATATTCTTCCAAAAGCTTTTTATTGAACTCAGTATCTAGATATAAACCCTCCTTTTCTACCGATGTTAGTACTCGTGAATTACACATGAATAAATTACGGAATACCGAATACATACCTAAATCCACCAACTTCTTCTCAAAGAATATCATTAACCTAAGAGTATAATCTGTATCTTGACACCCATAATGGCAAAGTGGGTCTAATTCTTTTTTATCCCAAGGTATTTTATCAAAAGCATCTTGTTTCTCATAATTACCATGCTCAGGCAAATACCTTCTTACCATTGATTTTAGGTCATGGGGTTTTTCCTCATTAAGAACATATTTAGCAAGCATCCCATCTAAACATGTACCTCTGTAGAATATCTGATACTTCTGATTTATCTGATCATCAAATTTCCAGTTCCATGCAACCTTTACAATGTCATAATTCTCGATTACCTCTTCCCCAAATTTCTTTAGCATCTTTTTCCAATTCCAACCCGGTGAAGTATAATCTTTTGTTTCGAAATGGTCTAAAGGAATGGAAGCACCAAACCCTGGCATCCAGGATACTGAGAGTATAGTTGGCTTAAAACCCTTATTATATATAGGTTCTGCATTTGTTTCGTAGTCGCAGCAAGCATAACCCGTAGCTTTACAACAATCAATAAGTTTCTTAAGCTCCCTCTTGTTTTTTATTATTGTATACCGTGTCTCCATATTTTAAAATAGAAAAAGGGACATACCCACCAGTAGTAGATACATCCCTCATTATTAGTATTTCTCTTGTAAGTCTTCCAGATTAGAAGCTAATGCTGTCCAATCTTTCTTATAAGCATGAAGAGAATCAATAGTATGATATAGATAACCTGGTTTTACTCCTACCTCTTTAGCTACATATTGCATGAGTCTCCATGCAAGATATACATCATTACCGAAATGTTGTACAAAGTCCGAACTTCTTTGATGATAGCAAATATGTAATACCTTCTCTCCTTTACCATTCTGACGGATAAGGAAATCATAATACATTGAGCAAGGTATACGTTTACTTCCATCAAGGAATCTTAAATCTGTACCATGGAATATAGGGAGTACTGCTTTACGAGTATCATTATCCCTCTTAAGAAGTTCAATAACTGATTGCATTGCTGAATCACAGTTAAAAGAAGTACTACCATAAATGTCTAACGAGTTCCAAATACGCTCTGGGTAGGTGTAATCAAACTTACCATTCACCAAAAACTGTTCCCATAAATCTTTTCTCAATTCCCAAGCTTTACCTGGATTTAAATCATACCAACCAATTCTTTCTTTAAACTCGGCATCTGCCCATTCCTTTGAATGAGAGAATATGAATAACCATACTGGGTCTCCAAGTGAAGTTAAACAATATTGTTGGCAAATGAGTTCCTTTGTCTCAAATTCCTCATTACCTTCAATTACTTTATTCTGATAGGTCTTTGGTTTTACAGTTTGACCATAACTGTTGAGTTCTCTGCCCATTTCGGACATTAACTCAAAAGAATTACTGTAGATTCTCATTCTTCTGTTTCTTTAAAAGTTTCTTCTTATATGCTTTACGTTGAGAATAGGATATCACATTTTCTGGATATTCTATATCTTCATATTCTAATAGCAAGTCCTTTGCTAACAAAGCTTGGTATTCATATAAGTCCGGACGAAGTACTTTAAAACTTCTGAAGAATACCTTAAATGAAGACCATTCTTTCTCTGTACCATTTTGGATTTTCTTATAAACCTCTTTAACTCTTTTAGTCCAAGGATTATCTATACCCTTAATTACTTTCTTAAGAGGTTTATAAGCCGAGTACATTAAGAGTGTCTCTACATTCCCATACATTTGAGTCGCAAATAGGTTGATTTGTACTGACTGGTCCGGCCCATACACATATTCGGCCATCCGTTGAATTAATAGGAAGTCGAATATTAACCTCTTTGTAATCTCTGATGCTCTGATTACCATTGTAATAACTGGGATGTCCTCTTGAAATCTCTTCGAAAAAGTTGCAGCAATTAAACATTGTTTACCGTTATCATGGTGATTATTGAACATATACGTAACATTGTAATTCTGATTATATTTGTTCTTCAGGATTCTTAATTTGCTACGTAAGAGGTCTAATTTATTAAAATCAATATAATTATTCAATAAGCTCGTCCACTTAGTTTCTTTGTAATTAAAACACCTGCCATAATCGAAATCTGGGTCTACCCATGCTTTACGTATTTTTATAAACACATTGTATGCTACTGCAACTCCACTGTTTGCAGTAGCACCCTTATCAAAAAGAACGGGGTCTAATCTTAAGAAAGCCTCGTTCAGTTTCTCCCATGCCTCTTGTGAAGTAGCAAACTCCAAAGAGTGGAGGGTCTCCTCCGTATTCGATTGAAGACCCTCTAATTTTCTATTCCATCCACTCATTAGTAATTTGTTTTTTGTCTCCAGAGGTTAAGTCTTTGTTTCTTAAAGAATAACCTGTAGATTGATTCATCTGAAAATCCTTGTAATCCCAAGAATCCCATATATAGGTAGAAAGCTTTTACCAAAGAATACTGAAAATCTAATTCCTTAGTCATTACCTGGGTTTGTTTCCAAGGTCTACACTTAAGAAGATTCCTTGCAATATTCAATTCATATACTACATTGAATAATAATACCTTCTCTTCTTCGTGAGATGCTTCACTTAAGGTATTAAACCCAGGAGTATAATCTTTTACTGATTCATGTTCTTCATCAATCATGTTAAACCGATTAACTAAACCAATACTACCTTCGGTAACCATTGCTATACCCATAGTAATTACGTCCTTCAATTCTTTTACTTTGAAGTCAGAGTACTCAATTACATAAGACGTTCCCCATGAGAAGATGTCTTCAGGTAGTATATTTGCAAAGTGGAACAAAGTGAATAGGAATCCCAGAGCATCTCCCTGTTCTTCATTGGCATTCTGCAAATGGTTGAGTACCTGAGTATATTCATCCTCTGTTAACTGGTCAATATTCCATCCCCACTTGTGGCATATCTTTACTACCTCAGAGGTAGATTCATAACCCTCCATTAGTTCTTCGATAACCCTGGCAATAAAATCCTTAAGAACTACTTGATTTTGGTGATTATTAATATCAACCGGATAATCGGGTAGCTTTTCTATTTGCCGGTAGCCGTCTAATTGTTCTAACGAAAGAGAATACATTGCTTGTAAATACGTACCTACTTCTAAAGTAGGTACTGTTTCCTTAATATTACGTATATCCATTACTTACTTCCTGTTGAATTAAATCCACCTTCACCTCTTGTTCCCCACATTTGAGATTCAGAATAAAATTCTTCTGATTGAATCTCCTCGGGTTCTGTGAGATAGATTGGTACATGAATAAATTGGGTTGCTTTCTCATCCACCTTTAGAGTCTGTATTACTCGACTGAGATTGATTATACCAATATGAATCTCTCCTACATAAGGAGAATCTACAATCTCTGCAGTATACAGAAGACCTTTTTTAGAAGCAAGCCCAGACTTATTAGCTGCCATGAGCATAGACTCTTGAGGTTCGATAAGAGGTTTAATACCTGATGGGATAAGGATTCTCCCTCCCGGGTAGATTTGAATATCAGTTACGAAGTTGGTAGTTGTATTTACTCCCAATACAAAATCTGGAGTAAAATGATTTGGAGACTGGTTTGCCTCGATTTGAATCAATTGTTGAGGGTCCAAGTTTCTTGGGATATAGAAATCCAAACCTGCATCACCTGCATTACCTCTTGATGGAGTCTTTACGTCTCTTACTTTAATAAATCTGAATCTGTTCATAATATATTACATTGTTTTAAAAGTTGTCCAAAGGTTAATCCCCGTTGAGGAGTTACTCTGAGTGAATGACAGAACCTTTCTACGTCATATTCACCCTGCATAAACAAATCAGCAAGAACATCATCTTGCCGTACATAATAATTTGGGTTGTTAAGATATAACTTAAACATTGCCCATATCATTCTTAACTTATTGACCTTTCCCATTGCATTCTCTATAAAGTTCTCTAATACGTTTCTTAGGTACTTCGAATTTCTCAACTGTCTTTGAGATAATTTCTTTTCTGTCTTTCCCTTTCCGAATCAAGCCTCGGATGTATTTCTTGATACCAACCGTGTCTTCTAATACATCCAAATCTTTGTATTGATTCTTCTGTTCTAATTCTTTTCTTGTAATGTTCAAGTTCTGGGACATCTTGAACGCACATAGTTCTGAGTCTCCGCATAATTTACACTCTTTAGTGGATAAATCATACCCAATACCAAAGCATGGGTCTCCATTACTTCCCAACTGAGAGATATCTAAAGGTGTTAGGATATCCTGCTTGGTTAAGTCGGGAAGCATTTGTTTTTTCTTTGCCATAATTAATCATCTATTTTTTTTTCGGTTAGTCTTATGACTGAATTTCCAACCTTCAATTCCGACTCATACAGTGGTAAGTAGGAATGTCCAATTGCATTAATAAATAGTTTCCTGATATCACCCAAGTGTTGTGAGTAACGCGAATCAGTATAAGTTAGTACTCTAACCTGTAGTCCTGAACAGAAAGATAAATCAAAATATACCTTATATTCATTAGCCATTACCTGGATTGATTGTATATCTGATATCCATACCAGGGTAGTACAGTTAAAAACATGGAGAGGAGTTTGTTCCTCTCCGATTATCTTATCAATGAATTTCTTATATAACTTAGTAATCATAACTCTTAAGTGTTACATTTTGATATTTACAATGAGGACAAGTCCAATCCTTAGTATGCCAAGGACCTCTTAAATCCTTTATATCGCTTTCCTTGAATTTCTTCTTGCAATGATGACATTTGTATTTATATACATCGTAATCATACTGAGATGAATAGAGATAAAGTATTCCGATTATCACTCCCAGTACTGTTAGTATTAGTAGTAAGTATTCCATATCTTTTAATTTAATGATTAATGCCCTATGTCCCTCTATTAGATTAATTACTTCCTCCTACCGGAAAAAGTAATTATCCATAGTACTTAATAGAACAGATTAAGTAAGGTATTCTCATAAAGAATGAATAGGATGATTCTTCCATATCTTCTCTAACAGAATAACTTTCAATTCTTGTTTTTGATAATACTGCTTCCTATGTTTACCATGCCTATTAAGATAAGGACCTGGATAATGTAAGTCATCAAGGTAAACCTTTTTCTTTGAGGAATCAGTTCTAACCAAACGACCAAGGAACTGAATAGATTTTTCTTGGCTATCCATACTGGCAGCATTAAGTAAATACCTAAGCTTAGGAAAGTTTTTACCTCGAGCAATGATTGTAGTTGAAACCAAGATATCAATCTTACCTTCCCTAAAATCCTTCATTATTTGTTGTCTTATCTTTGAAGGAGTATCTACATGCACACAGGCAATATTATATTTGCTTCCTAGTTTCTTTTTAAAGTATTTGCATAAATTCTCACAGTGTGCAATAAATTTACATACTACGAGTGCAGGATATCTATCTTGTTTAAGATTCCATTTAAGTCGAGAATAAACCATTCTCTTTGCATACTTATTGAAGGTAATAGAATCATCATATACTTCCTTATAGGATACTTCTTCTGATTCCCAATTACCATACCAGGGTTTACTTGGTACCATCTTTACAATTGTACGAGTTGAATAACCTTTTTTAATAGAGTCCTTAAGTTTAAACTCTGCAAGTACTTTACCAAAGAATACTTCAAGATTCATATTCTTTACTTTATCCTTGGCAAGCTTACTCATATAAATGGTACCAGATAACCCTATACGAACTCTGGTATTAAATAAACGAGTAAGTACATTTTGATATTGCTTACTACCTGCTTGGTCAGCCTCATCTACCAAAACCATATCTACCTTAGATAGTTCATTCTGATAGAATCTCATGTTACGAGAAATAGATTGAACCATACCAATGGTAAAATTGCTCCAGTTTAATACTTTACCTTGAACAAATGTAATCTGTTCTCCTGGTAGGTATTTCTTAAATTCATCTCTAGCTTGATTCAACCAGTCAGAGTCATTAGTTATTAGCAAAGTCTTTAACTCCTTCTTATAGGATAGATAAAGAGACGACATGATAAGAGTTTTACCTGCATTAACGGTGTAATCTAAAACACCAATCTGAAAAGGTACCTTACCTACTTTGTTATTGATTACCGCTTTAACGGCTTTCTCTTGTTCTGGTCTTAGTTTATATTCTCCTATTTTCGTAACAACTCCATTGACTTTAGGTAATGGTTGTCGCATATCTACAACTTTAGGTTTAATTCCATACTCAATACACTTTTCATATACTGCAGGAAGTAAACCTATCTTAAATTCACCATGCTTATTAATATAATGAATCTTGCCGTCCCAGTTCTGCATACCTCTTTGCCTTGTACGTAAGTAGAAAGCATTTGGATGACGAATGGCAAACTCTGCATAGAGTTTCTGTGCGAACTTAAGAGGTAAGTCTAAACTACAAACATTACCGTTTTCTATCAATATTTTCATCTCTATAAGATTTTTTATTAATAACTCTTCCTATTGTACCTACTGATACGCCTAACCTTTTAGCTATGTCCTTATAATATAGGCCTTTAGCCTTTAACTTAAATATAAGGATTAAATCTTTCTTAGATAACTTAGCTCTAGAAGCTTTACAAGAAGACCCTCTTAATTTACCATTTTTTCTAGCATCTTCCATATTTTGTTTTTGAGTGCCCCATCTAAGATTATCTACATGATTATTCAAAGGGTTATCATCTAAATGTCTTATAACTAGTTTAGTAGAAGAAGGCTTTGGTAAATAAACCAAAGCCACTAATCTATAAACCCTTTGAGATAAATGATTACCATGATTTGATAGGGTTACAGCTGGATCTCCCTTTATTATACCTCCTCTAAGTAACTTCCAATTACCCGATTTTCTGGAATATACCTTACCATCCCTAGAAACATGATAATAAGGCCAACCTGGTATATTATCTTTCATATTCCCATTCTGTATGATTATCCTACTCATTTGATAATTACAGTTACACCTTTCTTAGTAGAATCATCTACTCCCATAGCTTCCTTGATAAGCTTAATGTGATGTTCTTCATCGGCAATTAACTTATTCAACAAATACATCACATCATCATAATCAGCCCGTTCACTATATAAGGCTAGACTATTCATAATTTTCTTATAATTGCCAATGGTCTCTATCTCAGAGTTCCAGGCAATCTTCAAAGCACTTTCAGGAGAAAAACCTATTTCCACTTTAGGATAGATATCCATCACAGAATCCTGTTCATAGGGGTCTGCCTTTTGTAGAAAATCTGATAACTTGTCGTAGTGTCTCATTTCTACTAAACCAATACCAAGCATTAGCTCTGCAATGGGTTCAAACATTGACGACTGTTGAGTATACATAAGGATAGCACTAATCTCAGAGAAAGGTTTATCCTTTAGTGCATCCTTGAACATATTAACAATATCCTCTGGCCAAGGTTCAATGTCCTTGAAATCAGGGTAATCTACTGACTGGTCCGAATACTTGAGGACATCAATAAAAGCATTAGCTGCATCCTCTACTCTGTTACCTAAAAATCTTAAAGCTTTCATAACGTTATGTTTTAATTATTAATCTTATCCCAGAGAGAGCCCTCAACTTGAGGTTCCTCTAAGGATTTTTTATTCTTATTTTTATATAAATACTTATTATACCTTTCTACTGCTTTATCAGTATATAATTGAGCAATATCGGGTAGACCATTACACCATGCTAAGGATTCAAACTGAGCATCTATGAAATCCTTATAATCCCAACCTTCTTCCTCTAGGAATGCTGCTACATAAGCGAAGTGAACATACTTCTCAGGATTCTTTTCATAGGATTCATATATACCAGTTGCCTTAGCAATCTTACTTACAAAGTAATCATGTACCTTAGCAGTAAGTTCTAAATCTGCTGACTGTAATTTAATCTCAGCTTCGGTTTGATTAGTAATGTTGTCCTGCATGGATATTAACCTTTGCATAACATTACGATAATCTGTCATCCTCTTTAAACCAGTCTCAATGTATTTAATAAATCCTTCCCGAGTATCAAATTTAAAATCCTCACAAAAGGTATTACATATCTCAGCAAGCTTTTTACATAAAGCCCATTCCCTTGTATTACTTTCGTTTATTTTACGAACTCCTCTATGCTTAAGCTTTATACGAGTAGCATATAATATATCGGCAACAAGGGAAGCATTACCCTTAGATGCTAGTAATATATTAGTTACTTTCTTAGTTGTCCCTTTATTAGAAACAACCACTGCTCTAGTATTTATTGCCTCTTTTCGTGCAATAACAAAAAAAGCCTCAACTGGGAAGTTATCTACCTCTAAGGTATTTAATATTTCCTCAAATTGAGACTTAGTAATGTGAATACTGGGTTCTCTCATTTTACTCTATTACAAACTAAAACACCATTAATACAACCCTCGTTATTATCTATTGGGCATTTCTTCCCATAAAGGTTTTTAGTGGGAGAACCAAATGATACATAATATGAACCTCTATTGGTACCTACATACCAAGTAACATTTTCGGGTAAGTTTAAAGTATAATCCCTAACTTTACCATCAACCATCTCACATCTGAAAACCATATTCTTCCTTGGTTGGGGTTTTTCAAACCAACTTACAACTGGGAAGAAATATCCCATAATTAAAAGAGCAGCCAAAACTATTGAAGTCTTAACTACATAATCGATTATCTTCATCATATCATTAATATTTTAAGTTATATAATATAATAGGTAATCCTTACTCCAAAGAGTTTCGGATTTGAATTCTATGAATAAAGTTATAAAGCGTTTTACGTGATACCTTTAACCTTTTACTAATATACATTCTACTTTTACCTAAATCAATTAGCCTTTCTAACCTTCTCTGTTTCCTATCTGAAATCTTAAAATTTTCCCAGTTAGGATTTTGTATAGTTTTGAAAGACCTCCTTCTCTGTTCAAAAATCATCTGTTGTATATTCATACTATGTGTACCCCACTGAAGATTCTTATAATTATTGTTCAAAGGGTTATTATCTAGATGCATTACCTCTTTAAACTTAGAAGGATTAGGATTATATACATAGACTAGAGCTACTAACCTACTAATACTCAGAGTATAACCAACACGGCCTTTATAAAGTCTTACTTTAACTCTACTCTTTTTCGAAAGTTTTAGTTTACGCCATTTACCAAACTTATTGGGAGATCTTTCTATACGTCTTGAATATAGTTCTCCGTCTTTTGTAATATGGTAACCTATAAAACCAGGTATATTGTCTTCTATCATAATGAATTTTTAAGTTTAATTAATCCTTGATAGGTAGCATATCTAGTTTCGTAAACTTTTTTAAGAACTGCTTTCCTACCTAAATCATTTACATCTCGATTATCATCAAAAAGAACCAATTTTACTTTCTTGTATTGTATAAGTTTCAATGCCAATTCTATAGCATATTTTTGAGCATCAAAATCTAGTAGGATTATGTATCTTTGACAAGGAGCCTTTATTAACTCGTTTAACTGATATTTAGATACAACTTTACCCATTGTGGCAATTGCTCTATCCCCAATTGTGAGAGCATTAAGTGCCCCTTCGCAAATGAATACCGACCGATACATCTCCAACGCATCATGATTAAAGATGATAAATTGTTTTCCCAAACCGGTGATGTCTTTGTCTGGGTTATTATATCTGGGCCCTTTGCCGATAACATTTCGAGCATTGTAATACCTAAGTTGTCCTCGATAATAAAACGGGATGATAAGGTACCCATATGTTGAGCCGCTTGTTCCATAGCCGATACCATATCTTGAAAACTTCTCGAGGCTAAATCCGCGTTTCTTGACATACCCTCGAATGCTTTTTGCAAGTTGGCTGTCTCCAAGCGAAATATTTCTAAATCCCTCAGGAAGATATACGGGCTTACTTTCGGCAAGTTCGATTTTCTCTTCCTTAAACTGTAGTTCATCAAATTGGCCATTGTTCAAAAAATTAATTAGTTCATGGTACTCAGTAAATCCTTCTATATCCATTATTAGTTGAGCAGGAGAAGGATGGGCATTACATCTAAAACAATTGGTTCTATACATAGAAAGGTTAACTCCCAACTTATGTTCTCTCCCACAATAGGGGCAAGTTGGTATACGCATCCAGCCATGCCTATAATCATAACCTCCTAATCGTTTAACGAAGTAAGTTCTTAGTCTAGATTTAAACTGGTTTGTTATTTTCATATCTTTTCTTCCCGCATATATTACAGTAATACTCTACATGACGTTTCTCATAATACTGGGCTTTCCTTCTCCCGCCTTTCTTAGAAAAAATTGCCCTACGAGGTCTCTGTTTAAACTCAGTCCAATGAACTGCTACCCATTCATGATAACCCAACTTACATCTAAATGTCTCCAGTAGTTCTTTCCCTTTTCTTAGAATCCGCATCCGGGTTAGTATTCTTTTTAAATTGTTCATCCAACTTACTACCATATACTTCATCATATTGTTTACGTTGTTCCCTTGTAAATTCCGTACATCTTTGCCTTTCGACATCGCATTTGAATAATGCTCTACCGGAAGGAAGACCATCCCTTTGTACTACTATCTCAACTCGAAGAATATTATCTTTCTCCTCTTGCTCAGTACAATTAAGACCCATTATAAATTGAGCATTACGAACAATTGCAATTGAGCCTGAGATATCATTCTCATCGTATTTAGTAGTTCTATGTTTCTTACCCTCCCTTGTAATATGATGAGCAGTCCATATAATATCTAAGTGTAGTTCCTCTGCTAAGTTCTGTAAGTCAATATATACATTCGAGATTCTATCGAAATCCTCTTTATCCTTGGCTAATGATGCAAGCTTACCTGCATAATCGACCATCAATACCCTAATATCAATTCCTTGGCTTCTAAGAGTTAATATCTTCTCTCTTATATAATTGCAGTCAGTAATTAATGCGGGTACTCTTTCAACTACCAATTCAACTCCAAACCTTGCCAATTTCCTTAAATGCTTAGCCTCGAGTTTATCATAATCTCCGGAATATAATTCCTTCTTTGTTTTATTGATACTTGATTGAATGAAACGGTCCATGATTTGTTCTTGACCATTTTCTGTATCTATATATAATACCGATTTCTTCATTCTTAGGTATCCTCTTGCAAGGTTTACCATGAAAAATGTTTTCTTTGCCTTAGGTCTATCCAAGATTACATTTACCGAAGCTACTGGAAATCCACCAGCATTGGTCAAATCATTCAATTGCCTAAATGGACATGGAACTACGGATGGTTCTGATTGTCTTTTGAATTGTCTCTCCGTAACATCCCGAATCATATATAAGGGTTCATCCTCTTTCTTAGGCTTACTCTTTTGAAGAACCTTCTCAATCTTTTTAGAGTATTCTTCGTATTGTTCGAAGTTATCTAAATCGAATGAATCATTCAAGTTCTTCATCTCAACATAAGTAGAGAACTTATAAATCTTCTCTTTAATATATTCGGAATCTGATAATTGAATTGAATAGAGGTTCTTAATGGTTCTCTCAATAGTTGGGATGTCATCCTTAGTTACTAAATCTACATAAGCCTTGGATTCTAGCATTTCCTTTATCACTTCCTTTAATACATTCTGAGATGGTATCTTCTTTGTCTTCTTAAAGTACTTAAGTATACCCTCACATATTAAGGAATGCTCAATAAGAACTAAGTAACTGGGTTTTAACCTTCCCAGTACTAAACCTCCTTCCTTATCTTGAATGATGAACCTGAGAATCTCTAACTGAAAGTCAGGTGCAAAGCTAAATTTAATTTTATTCTTTTTCATACATTATTATATTGCAATATTATATACTAATAGATTTTGATAGTCCTCATGTAGTTCTGAACTCATGTCCACAATATCTAGTCTTCTTATCCTCAGCCGTTCGGTGAAATTTTTTGATATTCTTATATTATATAAAATATATTTATTATATTTGCATAACGAAATACTTAAAGAATATGAGGAAATGTAATGGAAACAATGGTTCAGAGCTTCATAGATTAAAACCCATGCGGGATTATGATGAAGCAATGTTTAATCGGTTATACAAAGTTTGTAAGCCAGTTATTCGGAACCTTACCAAACAGATTGATTACAAAAGGTTTAACCTTACGCCAGATATAATATCTTCTTATTTCTGGGATAAAATGTTATTTGTTTTTAATAAGTACTACGGTACTTGTAGTGAAGAACATCTTAAAGCAAGAATCCTTTCTTCTCTTGCTACATTTAAGAATAAGCTTCTTCGATTTGCCTATGGAGAGATTGCAGAATACAATCAGAACCTATTTAAACTTGAAGACTTATTTGATAATGATAAAGAGTTAGAAGATGACGATGAAGAGGTTAAGGCTAAGGAAGAAATGCTTGAATTATTATATAAGTATATGAAAGAGAAATTATCTCCAGATGCTTATATGGTATTTGAAGTATTACTTACTCCACCTCCTTATATTAAAGAACGAATTAAAGATGGAGAAAGAATCACCAATATAATGCTGGTTGAGTTCTTTGATATGCCTAGAACTAAGAAGTCGGTTAAATACATAGGAGAACTCAAACAAGATATCTTATATTGGGAAGACCGAGCTAAAGAAGAACTTAAGTATTAACACAAAAGAAAAGGGGCGTTTCCCAACGCCCCCTCCCTAATTGATTTTTACTACGCAAAACACAGATTGTAAACAAATGTTTACTCTTAAACAATACAAATAATACACATGAGTTTTAATACTACTAAATAACTAATAACAACTTTATGATGATATTTTTTGGATATATCGTAATGTAATAGTCGGTGGCAATTTTTCAATATCCAAAGTTTCTACCGAAGTTTCTTGTAAGAAAGATTCCCCTAATAGGTTCCAGCTTACTACGATAGCACCATCTTGAATACCCTTGGTAGGAGTTCCTCTACCGAAATCTCCATTCAATCCCGTCTCCCTATTAAAGAAAGATTGAGGACGAACGTTCTCCCAGTTATTGGAATTATCTTGTTTACCTTTAGATACACCAAGAGCATGCCTATGCTTAGGAAGGTCATCACCTTTAATTGAGATTAAGAAGTTACCCTTAGTGGGTGTATAGTAATCTCCGACATTCTGTAGCATTACTTCATCTCCAATCTGAACTCCTCCAGCTTGGTAACCAATAACTATTCTACCAGCTGCCTTAGTATATTCTGCCCAGCCCTCCGGTATTACATCGGTTTCCCAAAGAATGATAGAACCGATGGGTAAGTTAGCAGTACTCAGAGATTCAGCGAATTCTTTTCTGATAGCCTCAATCTGACTATCGATATATTGCTTGATATTTAACTTAGTACCAGATTCATCTATTACCGGGAATCCTGAATTTACTTGTTCTAATCTTTTCACTGATTCCTTCATCATACTCTGGGCAGCAGTAGTATAAGGGATTTCTTGGAACTTACCTTGATAAGGTACAATAGCAAAGTTCTCATTTCGTTTGGTCATTGCATCAGTACCCTTACCATATACTCCGATAAGAACAACGGAAGTTTTATTATTAGAGTAATAAGGGCAAGCACTCTCTACCATCTCTAGAAGATTGCTATAGGTCATATCATAATTGGAATATATATCATTATTAATGATATCCGGTGTACGATTTTCTTCGGCAATCGGATAATAAATATCCAGAGACTTTTTGAACAATGTGTAAAAGCTTTCGGAAGATTCATTCCAATAAGCTACGAAGTCTACTGGATTATCTACTGGTTCAGAAATAGTAGTATGTACTGCAAAGAGTAATACTTCTTCTGTTGAACCTTGGGTACCTTGGATGTTCTCAATAGTAATCGTTTGTTCATCGGATATAAATACATACCCATCTCTTGAAATACACCCAAAGTTCACGTCTGGCAATTCTCCATCTTCTGAAGCCTTTGCCATATACCTTGCCATAATCCTATCCTTGATTACATTGGCATACTTACTTCCAGCAACTCCCTGAGGAGATACCACTAACTTGTTACCATTTATGGTAGCTGAGCCAAATCCACAGAATGGTCCTAAACCAGAAGGAGCAGCAATTGCTTCTGCTGCTTCCTTTGATTTAATAATACCTTCATACTTAAAGTACGTCTTCATTGTCCTTAGTATTTTTAAATTGATTTTTCTGTTCTGACATATCTTTAAATGCTTCACCTACATCCTTGAACTTGAGGGTTAACAATTTAAAGAGTATTCTCCATATACTGTACCGTTTCTTAATACCATGTATTTCACAGATGTGTCCATATATACTATCTACTTCGAAACAGTAGCATATTACCATAACCGTTATTGATACCACTATTGGGTTCATCCCATAGGGTTCCCCAATAGCTTTACCAAGTACAGCACCAAGTAGAACATAACAGATATAATCTACTATTTTGTTTAGAGTTCTTCTTCCAGCTCTAGATTTTCGAATTTCGATTTTCTGTAACCTACTTGCCGATAACCCAAACCATAAATCTGATAGGATTAGAATTATTGCAAGAATTATCATCCATCTCAAATCATACAAGATTTGTGTACACTCTCCCAATATACCCACAGTGAATGTCTTGAATAAAGACTGAGTTGTGGTCTCTGTTATTCTATCGATTGTTGAATTTATCATTGTTCTACTATTTGCCAAGATTGATTACTGTAAGTTGTAATGGTAAATGTTTTCTCTGAGAGGTCATCATGTTCCCATTCTAACTTTTGAGGACTAACACTTAAAAGGTCTGCATCTACTACCGTGAACTTAGTTCTCTTTGAAGTATCTACGACAGATTCAAAGATATATTCACCAGCTTGGGCAGTAACGAATTCATACCCAGCACCACCTGCATCATAAGTAGTTACTTTACCAACTTCCCTTATTCGACTATCGAAGTCTGGTTTATTAGAAGTACACTTGATTAAAGTAGATACCTGTTTAACATTCCCCTTTAATTCTGCATAAGGGGGAGTACAAGAAATCTCGATGATTGTAGGATAATCTTCCAATATTACTTGGCATCTTAAAGAAGAACCATCATCCGCTACAAAGGTATAAGTCCCAGCCTTGGTAAGAACAATTTCCTCATTAAGGTTATAGGTTTCCCCGTTCTCATCACAGGTAGCAGTACCACTTACATTGACCCCATTTTTCATTTCCTCAAGATGGAACTTACAAGCAGACTTTTCATCCAGTAATTGGTATACTGCATAAGTATCATCTATCTGGTCTTCTGGTAATGCCCAGTTGGGTTCTTTCCAATGATTGTCTGTAGCATCCGAAGGTACTATCTTTAATTTATTCTGATATACTACTGGAGAATTATTAACTACCAAAGTAGTCTTAGCAGTAGGGTAAGCTACAGACTGGAAGGTATAAGTCCCTGCCCTATTTGCAGTATATACATAACCATTCTGAGCATTAAAGGTTTCCCCAGTTTCAATTACCCTTACTCTGTAATCATCCCCATTACCAGAAATACGTTGTATCTTTACTGTAGCTTTTGCAGAGCCATTGAATAATGTGACTGTTGGTGGGCTAACAGTAATTCTATATACTGCAGTCTTACCAGATACTACTTCGAATATACCTACACCTTCATCGGTTTCCCTTTTATCCAGTGTACATTTAAACTTATAAGTACCATAACTATTAGCAGTAAACTTATCACCGTTCTTAAACAACTTAGTATCACCAATTAGCCTACAATATAGTTCACCAGTAAATGATTCTGGGTAATTCGATTCGATGGTAAGAGTGGTAGTAGCATCCTTGATACTTTGCTTATCCCCAACTCTAAATTCAGAAGGTGTACATCTTACCTTATATGTAATCTCTTCTCGAGTTACAACAAAGGAAGTTTGCTTTACTGGGAACTCTACAATCTCAAAGATGTAGGTACCAGGCTCTGAAAATTCCCAAGTTGAGCCAGAGACTTTCACTATATCAGTACCGGATAATCGTACATTACAGGTTTTCACGGTACCCTTATAGGATACGTTTGCCCTTACTACTGTACTTACTTTTAGGTTAGTAGGAGTTATCTTTCCAGTAATAGGGTCACAAGTAATAGAATATACTCGATTATAAGATTCTTGATTAACCGTGATTTGAGTTACCTTAGTAGGGTCTCCCACACTTCTAAAATAATAAGTACCTGCTCTGGGTATATTAAAAATGGAACCACTTTCGTGTTTAGTGTAACCCCAATTTATATTATCACTGGATATCTGATATCTTAGGTCGGCATTTATCCAATCTGAAGTTACAGTTACCTTTACCGGTACTTCATATACCTCTGAAGTAATAAGATTGGGTTGGTCCGGATTTACTAACTCAGCTTTAATTGTATACCCATCATTTACGGTAAACCCATATTGAATATCGAAAGATACATGATAGGGTATGAATCTTTTAAAGAAAGCCTCTACGGCTTCTCTAAATTTTCTGAAAGCTGCCGAGTTCGAAGTATATCCATGACCGGTAAGTCTAAAGGTTACCGGTATACATTGAGAACAATCGAAAGTATTATCATAGGTATACTTATCGTCATAATGGTAATACTGGTCAAAGTGCGGATTACCTTTTACCCAACCATCATAACTATCAGCCTTTGCAGGGTCAGTTACTACGCAGGTTAACCCATACAGCCTCATAATTATTTCGAAGAACTCAGAGGTACCTCTTATTTTAAAAAGAGATATCGAATACTTCAGGATGTTTCTTACTTGAGTACTGGTTAAAGTAAAGGGTCCCTCCTTTGGTATTATCCAAAGCTTAGATAACTCTTGGAGTTTATCATCGGAGTAGAACCCATTAAAGTACTCTGCCCATTTCTGTGCATCTATAGTGTTCCCATAAGCAAAGGGCATTTCTCCGAGGAATTGCCAAAGGAAATTGAGATACATATCCGGAGCCTTATCTATATCGATAATGTCCAAGATATTCTCAATATCCTTTGTAATGTAATCTTCAAAATGCTCTCCACAAATTTCTAGAAACCTCTCTAAGATGCCTTTGCCATTTACCTTATATGTATCTTGAGCTTTATACTCGAATGGCAAAAAGTCGATTAGATTTTTGAGGTTTATCATTATACAATTTCTTTTACGGTTAAAGTCAATTGTGAAGCATTTTCGAATACTGGTAAGTTAAAACCGGGGTCTTCATAATCATGGTTAGGTTCTGATACCGTAATAGAATACCGATAGCCCGATTGATAGCTGTTGTTCTGAATGTCCAAAGAGAAATCAAAACCATTAGCTTTATCGATAATCTGGATAGAGCTACCAACTGAGCCAGTAGTTACATAACCATTTGATACCGAACGTACTGTAAAGGTAGTTGAGGAATTGAAGGTTATGTAGTAGGTCATAGAACCCTTTGCCTTGTTTAATTTAAACTGGCCCAGGTTTAATTCTTTATTACCATAGATGGTAGTAGGCCAAGGTTTAATATAGAACTTAGTAAGGTGAAGGTAATCTACTGTTGATAAGTTATCTATTAGGGCATATATATCCGATAACCTTACGCTTCCTCCTATCTGAGCTTGCTCTGGAGAATAGGCATTGTATAATGCTGTAAGAATTTGAGTTTGTATCTCTGCAGTCTTATAAGACTTCTTACCAGTAACTTCCATCTCTAGAATAATCTGAACCTTGCCTGCAGATTTAACCTTCAACCATGTGGTCATAGGAGCCCTTTGAGATAATAGGTTGTATACCCTATTTATTAATTCGGAAGAAGCAACAGCTCCACCATCTGGGCTAATATATATAGTAAGCTTTCTACCACATTCATAATCGGCTTTAGCTTTATTTACTCCATCAACTAACATAGCTAAACTTTCGAAATCCTCTTTGGTAATTGCTACTCCCAAAGTCTTTACACTCAAAGGTATGTGTTCCTTGAGCATGGTAAAGTTTTCGTAGTTTGAACCGCCTCCAGCATCATAAGCATTACTTACAGTAGCATCCGTAATTGAGGAAGATATTACTGAAGGTACCGATGTAATGGTATTACTCTTTACATTACCCTGAGTACCATTGGTTAAATAGAATACTACATTGGTTATCTTTGCACCTGCAGCTGGTTTCTTACCAAAGGTACCATCTCCAAACATTATATAGGGATTGAGTGCCTCATCTACTGAAACCATAAAGTGTTTGTCTGTAGGTTTGGATTTTGCAAATGTATCTACTAATACCCAAGTTTCCCCACCTATCTGCAATGACATAGAACCTTGTTCATAATACTTACCATTTGGTAATGTACCAAGATTAAGTATAACCCTATCACCGGTGGGTATTACCATATTATTAAGAGCACTTGCAGTATACCTTTCATGTTGTATGATGGGTACCTTACAAGTAGTTACATTCGAATACCAAATTACATCTCTAGCAGATAACCAAGAATTACCACTGGAATCTGTAAACAGAGTACCCTGAGGTATAGTTAATTTAGCACCAATAGAATTACCCGTAATGCTTCTGGATAAGATTACATCTACGGTAGCTGCAATCGCTGCCCGAGCATGGTAATCTACCAATGCCCCATGTTTAACTACCGAATCATACCTCCTTGCAGTAGATAGGAAAGTTTCCCTTGCCATGTTATCTACGTAGTAATGAAGTACTTCGGCAATTGCCGCAAATAATGAGAGGATGATAATTAAGATGTTCCCCTCCGAATAATCCGTTATGAGTTTCTGACCTTGAGGGTCTTTGAGTCCCATAAGGGATTCAACCAGCTTGGCCTTAATCTGTTGATAAGACCTCTGGTATGGGTTAAGCCATTTATTTGTGATTCCCATATTATTGTGTATTTAATGAATTATCCGACCGGTCATAGGTGATATCGAGGTACTGACTAGAATTTGTTCCATTTACTATATATGTTACTTCTATGTGTATTTTTGCATCAACTCTAGTAACCGTGATATTTTGGAAGGTTATCCTTTGTTCCCAAGCACCTATGGCTTGTTTTAAAAACTCTTTAATTATAAAACTTAGGGCTTGTGAGTTTGGTTCCTCAATACATTGCCATAGTTTACTACCAAAGTTTTCCTGTCGAAATCTCTGGCCTATCATGTAGTATAATATCGAACTTATATTATCTCTGATAAGTTTGAAATCTCCATTTACTGGGTACCAACCTCTTTCACCCTTTTCATTAGTTGTAAGTTGGATAGGGTAAGTTACACCTATACCAACTAAGTCTGTAAAGTAATTCTTTTCCATTAGTGTATGCAGGTTTTATCTTCATAATCGTCTACAACGAATTGTGAGAAAGGTTTAATTACTTGAGTTACTGTAGGACCTGAAGAACCGGGTCCAGTAGTTACACCTGAGTGTACATGAGAATTGAACATACTGCGAAGTTGTTCTAGTTCTTGGATAGTTTGATTTAGTTTTTCGGTTAATTGAAAAATATTGATTACTCCACCATTTTCTCCAGTATTAAGTATCACGGAATCACCAGAAGATATGTTTATATCTCCATCGGCATTTATTACTATTTCTTTCTCTGAACGAACATTTACAGGTCCATTGAAATGTAAATTGAGTTCTCCGTTATCATCATCTATTACTATTAAGTTTCCTTCGGGAGTAACTATCCCCATTTTATTGGGACCATCCAGAGGTTGGGGTATTTGACTCATTCCCCAACCATGGTATTCCCAGAGAGGTTTAGTTGGGTCCCCAAATTCAAAAGTAACAAATACCGTATCTCCCACTTTAGGGGCTAAGAATTTGAAACCAGAACTAATTGAACCATGTTGTCCTTTAGGATATGCCCAAGCAAATACTCCACCCATTACCTCTGGAACACATACCTTTACCCTGTTCATATGTTTCTCTACATCGTTATTATCAATAACAATGCCACGATAAACAGAGTAATACCGACCAAGACCCTCTAAGCCTTCGTCGGTTATTATCTTTGCTGTTTCGTAACTCATACCCTTATTTTTCTACATAGATTTGACTTGCAATTCGCTTATGCCTTTTAGCTATGTCTCGGTATACTCGATTAGCTATGGCCATATAATTAAACTTAACCCCATAATCTTCAGGCACTTGGATTTGTTTAACTGATATCTTACCAGGAATTAACTTACCCTTAGAGGTAACTGTATTACCTGTAGATAACACTATACCCTCTGCCAAGGCTTGGGGATTATCGGCATTTACTTCCGTATAATAAGCTTTCTTTCTAATGAACTCAGCTTGACCCTTGATATCAATTATGTCTCCCTTATCATTCAAGAAATGCTCATTGTAATATACCTTCTCATTATAAGTAAAGTTAAGATTAAGATTCTGAGAAGTACTTAGGGCTTTTTTATCTTGACCCTTTGTAGTTTTAGCATTAGCTTTAGCATCATTAGCTACGATATTTTGAGTAGATAAATCGGTCTTAGAAGTTACAGAGCCAGACTTGGAATTATTCTTTACTAATTCCATATTAGTTATATACCCTTGACCAGCGTCCATAGAATGAGTACATTGTTTTATATACCAAAGCCCTGACCAACGTTTTCCTACGTTATCTATACGGATTATTTGAGAAGTTGCTAGCATAGGTCTACCTACTACCTGAAGTTGACATACTAACCTTTTCTCAGTTTGCTTTAAACCCCCATTGGCATTAGCATTAGCTGCCCAAGCATACTTATCGGCACCACCGTATCTACTAAATAAATTATGGTAAAGTTTATAAAGAGGTACCTTGAGATTTACCCTTTTCATATGTCTTACCTTAACCCTCTTACCATATTGACCTTGACCATAACCCTTAGTAGTATCAACTTCCATATCGGATAATACTTCAGTATAGGGGTCTTTCTTTAAAGCTTCGAAACCTCTCTCTGAAGCAGGTAATATTCCAGCTTGAAAATTGATACCAGAAGCTATACCCGCTCCTGCTTGTTTAGAGGTATAACCCTCTGGGTCATAATCTAAGGGGTCTACATACTCTTCTACCATAAATTCCATACCATCTTCATCTTCGAAAAGATACATTTCGCATTCTAATAGCTTCTTAAGATTAGCTTCTAATTCTTTACCATTCTTAGAATTTCTTAACACTTGTTTAAGGGCATTCTTCTTATCGTCAGGTAACTCATTAGCTGCTTGATTAATGATAGCTCGTACTTCTTCGGTAGACATTTCATTGAATTTTCTTTGCTTACCTGCTTCATAAGCACCTACTGGACCAACTGCTTCATATTCCTCTACCCGCTTTTTATATTCTGCAGTTTTTTCCATGTTATACTGAAGCTGAGTGTCCCAAGCATCCATTACCTCTGTAGGAGTAGTAGGATGACTTCTATAATCTTCAAACCCATTGCCAGTAATATTAGACACCATAAGGTTATCTACCTGAGCCACAGGAGGTCTTAAAGCTAATGGAGGTTTATCCTCTGGCTCATTTATATTAGTTGATAATACCGATAAATCTTTACTATCTGGGTCTAGAGATGGAGCTAATACTGCTTTAACTCTTTTAGTTATTTTCTGAGTAGCAAAAGATACTCTAAGTACTTCCCCATTCTCTCCTTGATATGTATAAGTACATACCGGTTCTTCATGGAATTTCCGATTATGTATATAGATAACACCATCCCTTGAATCCACATACCATGGCCCATTAGTATACCCTTTCATCTTCTGTTCTAATTGAACTAAGACGTTCTTGCCCACTAATCCAAAGTCACTATCAATTAAAGCTTTCAAATCTTCTGGCATAGCTACTTCTGCTACTCCACTGTATTTGTTAGCATAGAGTACTTTACCAGTAGTAGTACGGGTATTCTCTGTGGGTACCTGTAGTGACTCGTATACTTTATTACTTATTATCTGTTGTTCCATTACTGAAATATTTCTATGATTACACCAGTAGCATTCCCACAGCCATTGTCTAAATAGGTAGATAATTTATAGCCTTCCATATCCGAATGGACATAAGCAGGTTGATATCTTAAATCTCCCGAAGAATCAATGCACTTAATAGTTACATGAGTACCTGTAGAATCAAATACGGCTTCGAATTCCCTTACCTTAATTATTTTTATGGGTCCCGATATAAATTGGCCATCAGGGTATATATATCCCCATTGAAGACAAATGTTTTGGTTCTCTTGAATCTCGGCAATATCTACAGTATCAGGATTACCCGTATCGAAAGTAATGGTAGCCAAGTTTTCTTTTTCTTCATCATATCTATAACTCCAGGTACTTATATACGCTCCAAGGGGTATACCTGTAATTGGATTCATTATAGGCATACCTCCAAAATTGAAAAGGGCCAAATAAGGTTGACCCATTCCATTATATAATATAGGTTTCTGTTTAGCTGCCATAAGTCGGTATTCTTATTAGGGTTCCCATTTCTAATTCCTTAAAAGGATTCAGTATCTTATTAGCTTCAGCTATTATGTACCACTTACCAGAATCACCATAATACCTGAAAGCAATATTTTGCAGAGTTTCCCCATCTTTAACGGTATGTTGAATATCGTTAGAGGATTCCGGTACTACTGGAGGTTTAGCTTCTAAGGAATAATCCCCATCGTTGTATTTCAGAGCATAGGCATTATTATAGGGGCTAGCTCCCTTTAGGTATTGGTTAACATCAATCATATTTAATACCTCCTGTCTTTTTAAGTGAATCGGAATTTATAAAATCTCCATAGGATAAGTTATATGCACTTACTCTCTTGAAAATCAATTCTTGAGTTGCTGCTGCAGGCAATAACCTACCATTACCAAAAGTAGCTGGCTTTCCGGGTATCCTTATTCGATAACCGTTCTGAAAGTTCTTCAGAGTATAAGTTGCTGAGGTAAGGATATAATTGTGGTTATCGAATATACCAGAATCCCCCCACTCAATCTTAACAATCGGAGGAGCAGCCTGGTAACCATTAGATTTAGACCATGCCTCTAATAACCTACATTTATTGATTACCTCTTCTGGATTTTCTGGGTCATTACAGTACCAAGACACATTGAATTGAATAATGTCTTCAGCTCCAGTAAAGTGATACATTGGTACATTGCGACCCATTGATTTAATGGTGGCCCATGTGGTTTCTCCTCTAAAGTCTATTTCTGGAGGTCTATTCTGTAGGGTAATATATTGAGTGGGGTTAACAGTCATATTATATATCCTTACCTCATTCTGATATATAACATCTGCTTTAGCCTCGAAGTTTCTGTAATTAGTAGTATTCTTATTCCCCTTTGCTGGGTCTACTCCCTCACTCTCCTCTAATCTCGGGAATTGTAATTCCATTCTCCATTTAGCCTGGAGTTGTTTGTTTAGAATAGGGTTCTTAGACGATATTTGAGCTTCTCCGATTACTCCATTGGGAGTATAGAGTTTACCCTTTTGAGCATCATCTTTGGGAAGAGTAGAAAGAGTTCGATTGAGTAATATCCGAGCTCTCCATAGTTTATTTAATGGACCCGTAAGAACACCTGCTGTATCTCTTGTAAGGTCATTGTACTTTTCAACAACCTTACCTGCTTCTTTATTTAATACTCTAGCCATAGTGTTTTAGTTTTATATTCCCATTACAAATGCAGCTCCAGTAAAATCTTGTTGAGAACCTGGAGCATAATCTCCAACTGCTTGACCATCTACTGAGATATTGATACGAGAATCTCTCATACCTTCTTTAATAGCTAACCTAACAGCATTAATAAATCTCTCTTCATTCTGGGCTCTAATGGTAGTTGGGTCTTCTTTCTCTTTATTCTGAGCTTCAGTATTCCTATCTACTGAATTACTAAGGTAACTAATACCCTCAATTAATAAAGGAAGACCTACAGTAATTGCTAATCCCCAGGGTCCACCGAGTAATCCCATAAGTCTACCACCTATAGATGTTAAACCTTTTATAGCACCTTGCCTAGCCACTTGACTACCAACTTGGGCACCTGCTCCAGCTAAAGCCCCTCCAGCTAAATTACCAGCCATAGTAGTTGCTAATGGTACTCCAGGATTTGGTGTCTTAACATATCTTCCGGTTTTAGTGTTATAAAATCTACCAGCAGAATTCATACCAATACCGCTTGACATCATTTGGAGTTGAACCATGGTTCTCATAAGGTTAACCATCCTTACCATGTGTGCTTCCATAATGGCAAACTGAGTATTAGTTTTTATTGCTGCAGCAGACATACCTTCAGTAGAAGCAGTAGCAATAGTCTGTAAATACCCAACAGACCTAATAATACCTCTTACAGTATTAAACCCTGCAACTATAGTACCCACTACTACTGCAGTAGCTCCTATCCTAAGACCAAAACCTCCAACCCAAGTTTCTGAGATAGAATTAATTACTTTGATTATAGAGTTACCCACATTTAGTACTGGGGTAAAGATTCTACCCAAAGCCGCACCTGCCGTAACTGTTAAGTTCTCTATACTTGATTCGAATTGGTCAATTACACCTGCATCGGTTTTAAGACGTTCTTCATTAAGTCGGTTTACTGCTCCCATGTTTTGGTCATAGGTAGCAAGTATCTTACCCATCTTATCTCTACCAGAAGCAATATCTCGAAGTACTGGAAGCATACCACGATTACCTCGAACTCCGAATATATTGAAGAAGGTTGGTGTTTCGATTCGTGAAGGTAAATCTACTGCAGCCTTAGCAAACTTCTGATAGATAGTGTAAAGGTCTATAAGGTTACCTTGAGCATCGAAGAATTCATCGGGACTTAAGCCCAGGTCTGCTAAAGCGTTATAGCCTTTCTTTTTTTGGTTAACAAGAGAGAGCTGTAAGTAACGGATCATATTAGCCAGAGAGGTACCTGCCATAGAACCTTGTATACCCATATCACCCAATACACCAATGGCAGCAGCCGTTTGCCGAAGGTCTACTCCAGCAGTTGCCATATCTGCTCCTGCATAAGATATGGACTGGGCTAAGTCTGTTAAAGATATATTTGCATTAGTAACTGCAGTATATAAATCATCTGTTACTCTAGCGGCTTCAGTCATTGGGATTTGGTACATTGACATGATATTAGTAATCAAGTCAGCTACACCACCTTTCTGTCCCACTGGCATTGTAAAGATTGAAGCCAGCTTAGATGCTGGCCCAATCATCTCTTTAATAGCATCGAATTTATTACCCGCCATAGCCAGGTATCTTTGTCCTGATGCAACATCCGAAGCCGTAAGAGGAGTTATCTCATTGACATCCTTTGCCAATTGTAACATCTCCCTTTGTTCTGCAATGGTAGCACCAGCAATTTTCGAAGCAGTCCAAACTTCATTCTGAACACCCGCAGAGTATTTATAGGCCCTTGCCATTCCCCCTACGAGCTGCATTCCGAAGTCCATTGTATTAGAAGCTGACATCTGTATACCTCTATTCCAGGTATTCATATCATTCATCATTGTTCTGAATGACCCAGATATCTTGCCAGCTTCTTGAGAGAATCGGTCTTTTAAAACCATGGCAACACCGACCTCTACTATACTCCTACTGGTATTCATAATTTATTTTCTTTTCTTTAATTGTTTATAATATTGCTCGGCCATTTCCTTGAATATTTTCCTTATTCGATACGGAAGACGTAAAAAGCCGAAATAGTCTAAGGCTATCTCGGCTCTGGTGATATAAACAAAATCACTCTCTAACATTACTCTTCCGTCAGGTAGAAAAAATTCGGTGCCCAAACTATAGGATAAGTTCTTTCCTCTCCAGTGGTTGGATTAGTGATGTGAGACTCACCTTTGAAAATGGGGTCCATAGATAAGATATGCTTTCTCATCTCAGCCATATCCTTTGCAGTAAACGGAGTAAAGTTTTCTACCTTCTCCCAACTACCATCAACCTCTAAGTGAAGATTACGGCAAAGAAGAGGAGCATTCTTAGTTTGCTTATCCAATGGCAACTTCATGAAATCTTGTTCCCCCTTACCCGTCATACAATCGAATTTAATCTTCTTGCCAGAGGAGAGAACATATTCATGGTTTATCAATCGAACCCCTTCTGGATAGTAAGGGATAGCATCGGGCTTTTGATTCAAATCATCCTCAGTTGGAGCAGTACCGTAATCGAAAAGGAACTCATGAAGGTCTTGGCCATAAGTAATCTTACCACCATTCTCTTTGCCCCAATCATATTCGAATTCTACTTCCTCTCCCAAAGAGAAGATACGAGAATTGAAGATAATAGCATAACGGTCATTGACTGGTAAGTTAAGGGCATCATCTACGGTTAATTTCCCATTGGGTGTAGCCGTAGTTCTAATTACAATTGCTGCAATGAACTTGGTAAGGTTCATCAAAGTCTTCATGTCTGAAAGGTTACTGAGGATATCCTCATCAGCACCATTCTGTTCTCTGATTTCATATTCGTAACCAGAGGGTCCGGTAAATCTAAATGTTCTAAATTCCATAACTGTTATTTTTAATGTTTACATATGTTCATAGTACTCCTTGTAACAACAAGAAAGGGGTGAGCTCCTATCACAGGAATCCCACCCCTCCACCGAATCTTAGTGAAAATAGACTAAGGAATTAGTATTTATCTGCAGTACCAACTGAGAACTCTATGGACTCAATGGTATTCTCTGAAGCCATTCTGTCCAAGTCTAAGCCGGTAATCTTACATGGCCATACCTCTTCGAAGACATGGGTATTAAGAACTGAGACTCCATCTTCGGCAAGTTCGTTTACAATTGCCGTTTCCCAGTATTGGCTTGGTACTAAACCACCACCAACTATGTGGTCCTGGCAAGAGTATAGCCAATCATGAAGCCATGTATCGGAACCTGCAGTAGTCATAAGTTTCTCTACGATAAGATTACCTATAGTAACCCTACCTGCAGTTTTAACGTCTCTATTGACGTCCCCATGAGCAACCTGGTCAATCTCAATATCCGGCAAAGTACAACTTTGAAACAGATAAGTATTGATAGGGTGTTTGGGGAACATGATGCTCCACAAGAATTTCTTCCGTGGGTTTTTTACTTTTGCTCCCATTGTGTTATGAGTTTATAAGTTATTACTTGTTTCTACGATTGATACTGCCTTAGAAGCTGCATCGATTACAATCTCCATAGTTACCTCTTGCATAGGAACTACATCCTTATATTTAAGGATAGCACGGTACTTACCCTGACGAGCATCTGCTTCGTTATTAACCGAAAGGTCATCCCAAGAAGTTGCATCTTGGTCACCCATCCAGGTATACTCGGTCATAGCATCTTCATCTACCAATGAATCCAGTGTAGGTTTAACCTCCAACCAGATTCTCTTCCAAGTACTCCAAACGTTTGGTTCTTCGATATACTTGTTGAGTACCGGGCGAAGGAACTTCTTCAGATAGAGATTCAATCTTACAATTGAAAGGAATCTTTCAGAATCCTGTTTCACTTGAGAAGAGAAGCAATGCCATAGCATGGTTTGCTTACCTGCATCTGGAGTATCTTTGATTACCACCTCATTGATATAATTCTGAGCAAGAGTGTTCAGTTCGTTATATCGAGAAGGAGAACCGTAGTTGGGGCATACTGGACCAACTGCATCTCCAATAACCCCTCGGTTCATACCAGCAAAGGATTTCCAAGGACCATATTGAGTAGCAGAGGCATCTCCCAAACCAACAATAGTACCCACTACATCGGAATCCTGAAGATTACCGTTTTCGTTGTAGTACTTAAGTCCACCACCAAAGTAGGCAATGTACTTAGAGTTACCTACAGTACCAAGGCAAGTCTGTACCCAAGTTACCTGAGCTTTGTAATCTCTTGCCTGAGTACCTTGAGTATAATGGGTTAAGTGTTTGGGAACTTCGATATACAGTACCCATTCCATCAGTTCTTTTGCCATATCGGCAGCAGCCTTGTATACTTTGAGTACCTCTGAATCTTGTTCCAAGTGTTGAGAGATATGTGAAATAAACAATTGGTAGAAGTCTGTGTAGTCTTTTACCAAGTCCAGTGAAGCAATCCATTCTTCGGCAGTTGGGGTGGAACCTGCACTACCGATAGTACCATTAAACAGTTTCTCTGTTTCGGAGGGTGCAGCATCTCCCACGGTAATAGTGATAGCATTCTTAGTACCGTCGATATCATCGGTAAGCCACTTAATTAGGTTTTCAAAAGAGGAACCTGCAGTAATTACCGGCTTAATATATTCCGAGTTCTTAGCAAATGCACTAAGAGCAAGGTAATCTACCGAAGTATTATTGTTATCATCGGCAGTTTTGTAGGTTATTACTGGACCCTGTTCAAGTACTTGCCCATTAGCTGAATATATTTTATAATACAAGGTATTAGCTTGCTTATAAAAACCAACCTGGAAAGTATTTGCACTACCAATTGGATCTCCATATCCCTTGGTTACTAATCCAAAACTATAAGTAGTACTACCAGATTTTAAAGTAATCAAAGCAGAGGGTTTAGCTGGGTCAGTTACAGCAGAAGCAACTGAGATTTCATCTTCTGAATCTTTAGCTTTTCTTGCCGCAGCCGGAGAAGCAGTTACTGTACCTTGAGTAGCTCCTTTGCCAAGTACTCGAATAACACGAAGCTTAGAACCACCTTGCAAAGCCTTTTCGATATTTGATACAGAACCATCGGGTACAATTTCAGAACCATAGATTCTTTGGAACTGAGAGAATGTAGAGATGATTTCTGAAGGGTCATCGTATGGACCTTTAGTAGTTCTAGCCAATACACAAGAAACTCCTAACATGGGAGTAGTTTGAAGAACATTGTTGTTCTTAAACTTAAAATCAACATGAGGTGAAGTTGGCATAATTCTATTGTGATTAAAGTTAATTACTCGTTTAATTTATACCCTAGAGTATTGTACCTATACCTTAGGTACTTTTAACTCTAGCATCTCATTTTCGTTTTGTTCTAACAATCCAATAAGAACCGATATATCCTTGATAGGTGTAAGAGTACCTTCTCCCAAAGCTTTTTCTGGAAGAATACCGTCCTTACATACATAGGTGTATACCTTCTCAAGTATACCATGCTCTACATCTGGATGGTCATAATAATTACCAATCTCAATGAATAGGTTTCCGGTGGGAGCAAGCCTGCCCTTTTCCCATTCCTCTAAATCATTGAAGTATGGTCTCACGTATCCTCTAGCAGGTAAGCCAGTATATAAGATTGTATGTAGCAATCTCATATCTGCTTGTGTTTGAGAAACCAGATGTACATCTATGGTAATATCCTTAGTTTCATAAGGAAACTCTGAAGCTTGGTAATTACCATCCTCAAGTTTATCACCAATGATGTATTTATTCACACCAATATCTCCAGCATAATAACCCTGTAGTTCTATGGTTATTCTTGGGAGAGTCTTTGGGCCTTTTACTTGATTATTCCCTATACCAAAAAGTGGTATAAACTTCTTCATACCTTTGATTGCCTCTTGAAATCTTTTTTCGTTTTCTTGAGACAAAGGTAAGAAGTCTTCTGGGTTTAAGGTAAGACCCATTTCCAACATTGTACTAAGTAGAGAGATATAAAAAGTTCTTTCTACTATTTCTTCTGAGTTTACCATTAAAGTCCTAATCTAATATTTAATTGAACACTTTGATTGCCATTGTCATTAATATACCCATTATAAGTTACCTGAATACCTCCAAAACCACTCATTATGGTTTGTAAATGACCAACACAATTTAATTCACTAACCCATTGAGTAGCAATATTTGAAGGATAATCGGTAAGCCATACTTTAAAGGGTATTGGTTCAGAACCAATACCTCCAGGGAATTGACCCTCTATTGTCTTACTTATATCGGTTATCTTAAATTGTTTTATAAATTTAGCAACTTGAATACCGTTGATAAGGTAGTACTGATAACCCTTTACATTACTAATCTGAGCAGTACTAGTATTTTGACCAAGATTTGGGAATGGTATATTCGGGGTTGGTTCAAAGCCATACTTAGTAGTTCTAGTACCTGGAGATTGAGTTATATTTAAAACTATCTCAGTGTTAGGTTCTTGCTGTGAGATAATCTTAACTATAGCAGTTCTTTCCAAGGGGTCATAGTTACTGGGGTTATGTTCTTGATTAGTAGATTTAGTTTTGATAGTAAGCTTACCTGCGGCATTAGCTTCTCCAATTTCTTGGGTTACCTCTAACCAATCTGAGGAGCTTTCAACTTTCCAATCTACAGCACGATATTCATCTTGAGGCTTATTATCGATAAACTTCTGTTGGTAACTGTATACACCTATTTCTAGGGTCTCACCCCTTTTAGTACCATCGAAAGTATGGGAAGTAGTTTCTGGAGTGATACTAAAATAAGTTCCCCAGGTCTCTACTATTTTAGGAGCGGCCTTTTGTACCAGAGTTACTTCCCTTTCTACACCCTGAACTACTACCTTGAGAACCTGCTCTTTTATATTATTCATGTCTTCGTTTACTGCCTTAGGCTTTACCCTAATAGTTGCAGTACCAGTTCCGGATAAGGATGATATTTCGAAATCTGCTGCCATTATATAACCCTCCTTATTTCTTTTCTAATTTCATTACGTATTTCCTTTTGTAAGGCAGCTTTTCCACCAGCAGCCTTAAATGCAGGATTCCAAAGAGGACGAGGTGGTAAATTACCATCTCTACTACCATACTCTAACATGATAGCTATCTGATTCAAAGTCTTTCTTGAAGTCTTACCCGTATAGGTAATCTTCTTGATTCCAATTGGCAATCCGACGAAAGTTCTTTTCTTACCTTTTACCAAAGTAACTGAACGAGCATATTGCCCCGTAAGATTTAACATGGTATGGTCCCCATATTTCTTTAGGGTACCAGGAGCATGTGGTGGCCATGATACTCCTGAACCTCTTGGGGGAACACCCGTATTCAAACTTCGTCTTACTATACGAAGAAGTTGATTACCAAACTTTTCTGTACCTTTCGCATAGCCTTCGGTTAAGATACTTGGAGTTTTGGCAATCAACCTTTCTGCACGAGCTTGTTCTCGTTTATCTACGTATATTTCTAGAGGGCCAACTGGAGTCGATAGTGTAATATTAACCGACTTACTTGGCATAATTCTTACTGTTGTTTAGGTTTATCCAATCCCAGCTCCTGAGCAATTCTCTGTAACAGAGTCTCTTGAGTGGATATTCGTTGGTCCATGTATTGACGGAACTCCTCAAACCCTGGAGCAGGTTTACTTGGAGCAGAAGGTGATTGGTTAATTGAATTGAGAATGTTATCGCATTCAGAAACAATTGCCTCAAACTTTGGTCGATTGTTAAGTATATTCAAGGCATTATGTTTCTGCATAGTAACCTCATTAATTATATTCACTACATCGGTAGTATAATATACACCATTATAAATACCTTCATCAGATTGTGATGGCAAGTATACGGTGAGTTGTGATACCGAATCTTGGATTACCAATTCGACACTGTTAACAAAGCCGTCTTTAGCACCAGAGGCCATTGGTTTACTTTCTCCTACCTTTACGATTCTTGCTGTATCAAAAATAGGATAACCAGACCGTCTGTCTTTTTCTAATGTGAAAATCATTTCACCTTTCTGTACCTTTTGGAAAATCAATGTTCTTTCGTCCATAATCATCTTTTATTAATTAAGTTTAAACCAAATGAAACTGCACCTGGATTCCTTTGCATGAAGTCTACCAGGTTTAAGAATTGATAGTATCCAAATTGATTTATGAGTACCTGAGCTTTGTTTGCTACTTCTTGTGCAATCTCTATATTGGGAGCAGGTAGAGCTAATTGTATCTTGAATTCGGTGAGTTGTTCTTGTTCCATAATTCCTTAGTTTAATGAGTTAAAACGAAAAAAGGAGTACACCTAAAAACAGATGCACTCCTTTAATCATCTTGGTATTTTAAATTACTAAGCTGGCGTTGTAGTACCGGTCTTCAAGGCAGCTACCACTTGATTGACGATGTTCTGGTCTCTCTGAGCATCTATCACTCGATTGAGGCGAGCAATCTCGGTGTCTTTAGCAGTGTTCTCGATGAGGCACTTGATTTCCTGTTGGCCATTCTTGAGGTCACAGCAGCAACGTTCCAACTGAAGAGCCAAGTCAGATTTTACTTCTTTAATCAAGCCTTTGGTTTCACAGCAGCAATCCGACTGTTGGTGTTCCATGTGGCAGAGACGATCCATAACACGGTTGAAGCCTGCGCCCATTTGGTCACGAGAATCTCGGATATCCGAATTAGTTTTGTAACCCAAATCGCAAAGACCTCTTTCCGTAGTGAAACGGTTGTTAAGGATTTCTCTACCAACACCGGCAACATCTTTTGCTACCCCACTGATTTCTTGAGTAACTCCACGAGCAGCATCAGAGATATCTTTGTAGATACCTGCCTTTGCTTCTTGAACCGTAGCTTCTACTTTCTGAATATCAGCTTTGTGTCATTGATTTTGTCCCATACGGAAACTGCAGCAGCACCAAAGCCACCACCTACCAATGCACCACCAACGGCTCCCCATCCAGAGCCCCAACCGGAATGATCTCTATATCCGCAACCATCGTTACAGCCTCTGTCCGCGATTACAACGCCATCGCCGGCACCTTTTACTTCTACTCCCATAATTGTAAGATTTTAAAGATTAATACTTAGGTTAATTATACATTAAATACAGAATGGTGTTGTATTTTTATTACCCCAAATTAAATACGTATTCATAAGTAATTGTTGCAGCATTCTGAGTTATGTTGACTGTAAGCTCCCAACCCTCATCATCGTTTTCTGCTTGCCTTAATTTAATGGTACCTGACCTTGTTGATTCTACGGTGTTCTCCGTTAAGGTTAAGGTTAACCCATAGGTTCCATTATCACTGGATAGTGTTGTAATGGCTACATTTGTAACCCAACTTGGTTTTGAAGTTACGGTTAAAGCCAAGGGATATCTTGTACTTACCTCAGAACCATTTATTACCTTAGTCTTAAAAGAATAAGCTACATCAACTGTAAAGTTATTACCTCCCAAAGCTGACAATCCGGTTCTAGTGGTAGTTCTTGAACCAGTAGGGGAAGTGAATGCCAAGTAATACTTATAAGATACTGAAGCAGCACTCTGTGTAACTGTGATTGTCTTAGTAGTTGCCCCACTATAGGATGCAGTTACTACACAGCTTCTACTTGAAGTACCCAAGTTCTCCGTAGCAGTAAGTACCGTCTTAGCAGCATTCAAACTAAAACCAGTACCACTTGCACTAACCGTAGGTGTAGCACTCTTCGAAGAACCTGCACTTGTTGACCCTGAACTCCAATGGTTGGTAGTAGGTATACTTACACTGGCATAAATATTAACACTACCTCCTGAATTAGAGATAGAGTATGAACTTGCAGATAAGCTTATTACTGGTGTACCATCAGTAGTACTGGTAATTTTATTCTCTGCCTGGTATACATCGAGAGTTATAGATTTCGATTTACCATTCAGAGATACAGTACAAGTAAGGGAGCCTACCCTTGTTCTAGCCTTTGCAGTAGTTCCCAAAGAACCTGCACTAACTGCAGTACCATAACTAATGCTAGCACCGCTTGTAATTGTGCCTCCTCCAGTTGTAGAACCATTCCATCCCCAAGTCTGAGAATATGAGGGCATAGTTGAGAATGAACTTCTACTTCCTCCACTTGCAGGTATATCGGATACACTTCCTCCACTTACAGTGATTTCACTATAGGTTCTATAACCTGCAGATTGAGAACAACTGATAGTTAGTTTCTTATTGGTTTCTGCCTGAGTTAATACTACACTACCCGACTTTGCCGAAGTAGAAGTATTATTTGCCATAGTTACTGAAGTACCAGTACCGGTAACTCCGGTATTAGCCCTGGTATAACTTAAGGGAATTTGATTACCATAGGTATGTCCATTTCGGTATTCCTGTTTATAAGAGGTTACAGTAAATGTTTTTGTTCCTCCAGTTGCCCCAAAAGACAGAGAAGTGGGATTCACTGAGAATGTTTGAGACCAACTTTGAGATGCTGCTGCCTGGGTAAATGTGAATTCCACGGTTTTACCAGATTCAGATTGAGTAGCCAACCCCTTACCAGACCTTGAGGTTAGGTCTAGATTCTCTGAAGCTTTCCAAGGCTTTCCATCTGCCGGCTTACTATAGTTAGTAATCCAACTTGGTTTACTGTTTATTACGTAATTAACACTAACAGCAGACCCATTAGCTACATTATCCCAATATTTCTGCTTCGTACTGGTAAACTCAAAACCAAAATTAGAACTACTGGGGTTACCTAAAGCATCAAAACTTATACTGGAGTATCTCAAAGTGAATGTATACTTATAAGTTACCTTATGAATATCTTCGAGTTTAACAGCTTCGTTATTACCATAGGAACTAGCATTGGAGATTTCCAAGCCAACGTAACTTTCCCCCGTTCCTGTAGAGGCGAGTGCTAACAATTCAGCCTTGGTAGGGCAGTCATTACCTGTCTTACCAAGGCCTACTTTAGTTTTGACAGCACTCCATGTTGCTATCTCTCCCATATTAATCTACATCTTTAAGATTTCTGAGTTCTGAGATTTCAGCCTTCAAAGCCTTAATCTCTTCGTAAAGAAGTTTAATACCTTCGATTGCCAGAGTAGACATCTTATGGTACTTAACTTGTTTTACCAATACATATTCTTCACCGTCGATAACAACCGTTTCGAATTCCTCAGGATTAGGAACTGAATCCTTAGTTCTTGGGTCTTCTTCCACATAATGGTTAAACCCTGCTGCTTCCAAACCTTGTGCAATGGTACCTTCATCTTCCTTACCATCCATGATAAAGGATTCTGTAGGTATACTGCAAATCTGTTCCAAAGTATGGGTTAATGGTTTGATGTTAGATTTCAATCTTTCATCGGAAGACTCTTTCCAGAAACCGGAAGGAGCAGTAGTCTTAGCAAATACTACCTGGTCAGTAGTTGCCAATCCCAATTGAGCTCTAGTTACTGTATGAGGATTATCCTTTCTACCTGCATGACTATTGATAGAAGTCTGAGCAGTAGTACCTGCAGCCTTAGCATCAGCAATAGCAGTAGCTTGAGCAGTAGATACTGGCTTATCAGCATCAGAAGTATTATTAACATTACCCAATCCAACCTGAGTTTTAGTAACTGTATGAGGATTAGATTTATTGGCAATGTGATTATTTACCTTAGTTTCTAAGGCAGTTACATCTGAACCAGTATCGGCAATCAAATCGTCAACGTAAGTTTTCAATTCTGTACGAAGAGCATTGATGGCATTAGTTCTATTGGTAATCTCATTTGCCAACCCCTGTACGGTATTATCCAAGTTAGTCTTATCTGCTGCAGTCATTACACCTGCAGTAGTCTTAGTTGCTGCAAGTATATCTCTAATTAAATCTGTAGCACCTTCATAAGTCTTACCCTCTGCACTCTTAGTTTTATTATTAAGAGTAGCTCTTACATTAGTTGAATTATGGGTAAGAGTGAATCCAGTAAGAATAATTCCTGGAAGAGAACTATTAAAGGTATCATGAGCATTATCTTTTGCAATACGGGCCTCTTGTTCAGCTTCAATAGCATCTGGTAAGGTTTGATTAAGCTTTATTACACTATCGGCATCCATCAGACCAGCTTCTCGAGTAGTGGCTGGGGTTAGAGAGATTACCATCCCATCGGGTTTATCAATGTAATGCCCTTGACCATCCGTAGCAGAATAGTTACATAAGATAATAATATTACGCTTATTTCTGGTAGCTATTGAAACCTTACTAATTAAATTTTTAGGCATGCTAGATACCACATCCTCAAGATGCTTACCTCTACTACCTTCGAAAGCAGTACCTGCGATTTCCCCAATGATAAGAGACGAAGTATTACTGTCTACGAATTTAGTACCTGACCAACGGAATTGGTATGGAGGTTCACCATCGGCAACATTTATATAAATCTTACCAGATTCTCCAACTACGGGAGTTTGGTGACCTGCATCCGTATACAATTGAACATTAGTAAGACCTCCAGTGGGGCTTACATCATAGGTAGCATATACTTCAAGTACATCATCTACATATGAAGGCAAATGGTTAGCAGGTACTAACCCCTTCCCATCCAATGGAGCAAAGCCATCAGCCTTACCCTTAGTTGCTACAAAGGCATCATGTTTAGCTTCTAGAGTATTAATATTATTCTGTAACTTAGTTTCAAGGGTAGTATCTGCCGCAGTTCTATCGGCAATCTCCTTATCAATCCTTGCACCCAATGCAGTATCAGCAGAAGTACGAGCAGTTGCTTCATCGTTTACAGCTTTAGTAAACTTGGTATCTAAAGCAGTATCTGCAGCTTTTCTATCAGCTACTTCTTGAGCAAGAGCGGCTTCTGATTTACCGTCCAAAGCTTCGATAGCATCTTTACGGTCCTGAACCTCTTGAGCAATAGCATTGGGTAATGTCTCATCCAGATTAACTTTATCTTGGGCGGTCATTACACCAGCTTTCTCTGTAGTAGCTGCTGGGATATAAGTAGTCTTATAATCTTCAGGCTCATGAGTATAAATACCCTCTTCTTTTTTAGAAGAGAAATTATGAGTTAAAGTAACATGACTGCTTTGTTGACCTACCTCAACTGGTTTATCACCAGATAAGATAATAATATTATCTGGTATAGAATCAAACAGCTTCTTATCTGCTGCAGTTTGTACACCAGCTTTCTCTGTAGTAGAGGCAGGCAATGTAATAGGATTCTGTTCTACTGTACCATCTTCAACTACGGTCTTAGTAGCAGCTATGCCAACAGTAGTTTCATTGGGAGTTACTGCACCAAGGGCAAAGTTAGCAGTAGAGATTCTATCCAATTCTACCTTATCTTTCGCAGTCATCGTACCAGCCTTAGTAGCCGATACCTGAGGCAAATCGAAAGTTTCGGTAGTATCAGCATTCAAACCGTTATCCTTAGTTACGGTTACTGTTACCTTATTAGCATCAGAAGCTGCAGAGAGATCAGTTAAAGAATTTGGGTCTAACCCATCTAACTTAACCTTGTCTGCTGCAGACATAACTCCAGCAAGAGTTTGAGTTACCGGAAGTAAATTCTTGGTAGCTTCTACTTCTTCACCATATTGGTTATTTGCCTTATCCTTGGTTGAAGTCTTTACTTTGAAAGAAAGCTGAGTATCTGTTCGGGTTACAGTACTAACATCGGTAACCATGGTGTCTGGCAAAGCATCAGAAGTACCTTCTTCAGCTTCCAATCTTTCTTCATGGTTATCGGTAATAACCGTAAATTTATTATCTAAGGCAGTATCAGCATCGGTTCTGTCCTGAATTTCTTTATCGATACGTTTACCCAAAGCTGTATCGGCAGCAATACGGGCAGCTTCTTCTGCATCAATGTTATCCTGGAGAACTTTATCTGCGGCCTTTCTTTCCTCTCTCTCTGTATTTAAGTCAGAAGTATTCTGGTCAATCTTTGCTTCTAATCGAATATCCTCAGCCTTACGAGCAGCGATTTCATTATTCAGCAAATCGGTAATGGCAGTATAGTTACCATTAATGTTATCCTGAATACCCTGAATCAATTCCAGATTACGTTGAATATTAGCAGCATTCTGAGTTACCAGAGCATTGGTAGCATTCAAGGAAGTTAACAGCTCCGTACGAGTTTCAGTTACGAAAGTTCTCAACTCATTTACCGTAGTAGTAAGAGTATTACTTAAGTTAGTGAAAGTCTGTTGCAGAGTATTATCTCCTTGTTCACGCAGATTCTTTTCAGCTTCAAGCTTATTCTCCAACTCAGTAAGCTTAGCAGTCATAGTTGCTGCAAAGTTGGGGTCATCACCGAGAGCCTTAGCAATCTCGGCCAAAGTATCAAGTACCTCTGGAGCAGAGCCAATAATCTTTTGGATAGCTGCCTCTACTTGTTCAGCACTCTGGAAATCTGAATCGTTTAATAACTCAGATACCTTAGTGATGTAGTTTGCATGTTCTTCGATGCCATCCAACTTGGCATATAGCAAGTCAGTAAAGTCATTTGAAGAAAGTACTTTACCGTCTACCTTATCTACCTTCTTTCCATCCATTGCCTGGTCAGCAGCAATTCGATCTGCTTTTTCCTGAGCAATAGCATTATTAATAAGGGTATCTTGGTTAGCACGTTCTGTAGCTTCCTTATCGATATTATTCTGCAACTCGGTATCACCAGCTAAGCGGTCATTCTTTTCGGTAAGTATATTTTGGTTGATACCCGCCATATCATCTTTATGGTTCTGAAGGTTGGTATCAATCTTGGCCTCAAGAGAAGTCTCTTTGGCAATTGCTCGGTCTTTCTCTGCATTAATAGCAGTAGTATTAGCATTTACCTTTGCTTTTAATTCATTCATAGCATCGGTATTACCTGCCTCTAGAGAATCAATACGAACTCCCAAAGCATTATCACCAGCAATACGGTTTTCCTTTTCTTGTTCAAGCTTAGTGTTAAGATTAGCTACCTCAGATTCCAAAGCCTGCTTAGCATTATCTAATTTAGCTGTGAACTCAGTACTCAGAGATTTATCGGCTGCAGTACGGTCTGCTACTTCTTTATCCAAATTTACCTGAAGAACTTGGTCTGCAGCTTTTCTTTCTACACTCTCAGTATTAAGGTCAATATTGAGAGTATCGATACGAGAACTCAAGGCACTATCTGCATTGGTACGGTCAACGATTTCCTCGTTAATCATATCCTTAACTTCCTTGTAGTTATCCCCTACAGTCTTAGTTAAATTTGTGATTGCCTCTGAATTTCTTTCGATATTATGTTGGTTAGTAGCGATTGCCGTAGTATTGGCATTTACCTGCTCGGTAAGCTCATTACGCAAGGTATTGATAGACTCTTGCATACTCAAAGCCAAGTCTGAGATACGCTGGTTAACGTTAGCCAGACTTTGAGTATATGATTCATCAGCAGTCTTTCTTTCGGCAATCTCCTTATCCAAGTTAGCCTGAATTACTGCATCGGCATCTTTACGGTCTTGGATTTCCTTATTAAGGTTATCCCTTACAACCCCGAGTGCAGCATCTCCAGTAGCAGACTTATTGTCTACATATTCTTTCAGTTTAGTTTCGAGAGCAGTGTCAGCATCCTTACGGGCTTGAACTTCAGCAGCTACCTCAGCACTGTTTGCCTCGTCTCCTGCAATACGGTCTTCGATTTCTTGGTTAACCTGTTCTGTGATTGCAGCCAACTTCCTAGTGATGGTAGTTGCAAAGTTGGGGTCATTTCCAAGGGCATCGGCAATTTCCTTAAGAGTATCAAGTACCTCAGGTGCTGAACCAATAATCTTTTGGATAGCAGCATTTACTTCTTCTTCAGTTTGGAAACCGGCATCATTGATAAGCTGGGAGAGATGGGTAATATAGTTTGCCTTCTCTTCAATTCCATCAAGCTTAGCTTTGAGGATATCAGTAAAGTCATTCTTGGTCAAAGAATAACCTTCACGTTTATCTACCTTCTTAGTATCAAGGTCTTTATCCCCTTTTTCTCTAGCAGCGGCCTCTACAGCAATAGCATTGAGCAATTGTTCTTTATCTTCTACACCCTGCTCTTTTATATCCTCAATTTTATGTTCGAGAACTAAATCCTGAGCAGCACGAGCAGTAGCCTCTGAATCTATATTGTTCTGTAATATCTGGTCTGCAGCAGTACGTGCTTGAGCTTCTTGGTCAATTTTACCTTGAAGAGCATTGTCTGCATTGGTACGGTCTGTTACCTCTTTAGAGATTTCGTTGTGAAGAACTTGGTCCTCAGAATGACGGTCTACCTTCTCTTGGTCAATCTTACCTTGAAGAGCTAAAGTATCAGCCTGACGATTAGTGATTTCCTCGTTAATCTTAGAATCCAGTACAGTATCTGCATTTGTACGATTTGCAGTTTCTTCAGCAATCTTTGCCTCGAGTGCAGCCTTATCATTGATATGAAGAGTCTTAAGGTTATTTACACTTTCCTTAATCTCATTATCGGCAGCGATACGTTCATCTTTTTCCTTTTGAATAAGGTCCTTGAGTTCTTTCTCAAGTTCACCATTATCTTGATTTACCTTATCTTCAAGGTCTTTGATGTCTTCAGCATTCTTATCTACCTTCTTCTCAACTCGGTCGATTTCAGCTTTTAAGTCTGCCTTAACGGTATCAATCTTCTTATTGATTTGGTCTAACCCATATTCTAGGTTATCCTGAACTGCAGCTACTGCAGCACCCAGAGCAGCTTCGGCTTCCTTAGCACGATTAACCTCTTCGGTTAAAGCAGTACGAAGGTCGGTTAATTTATTAGTGATAGTAGTTGCAAAGTTGGGGTCATTGCCCAATGCTTCTGCCAACTCTTTAAGAGTATCAAGGGCATCATCAGCACCATCAACCAAATCACTAATCATCTGTTTAACTTCTTCCTCGGTTTGATATTTCAAATCATTCTCAAGCTGAGAAACTTTAGTGATATAATTTGCATGTTCTTCGATGCCATCAAGTTTAGCCTTCAACTCATCGGTAAAATCATTTTTCGATAAGTCGTATCCTTCTTTCTTATCTACCTTATTCTTGATAGAAAGTACGAAGGCCCAGAACTCATTTATAGTTCCTCCAAAGCCAGCTTTAACAAAGTCATCATAGTAACCCTGTAATAACCGCTGGTCTATTTCTTCGCAGGTATAATACTTACTTACATACATATTTTATAAAATTTAAGGATTAATTACTGCACGTTGACGACCCAGTAAGAATTCAGAATCGATATCCCTGAATGGTTCTCCCTCTGAACCACAGAAGGCATTCATTGGTACATCCGGATTTTCGGGGTCTACATCTCCACCGTCTTCTATATCTCCCCGAATACAAGCATAATCGGGAAGCTTATTTACACGGAATTTCATTACCTGGCCTATACCAGGATGAGGTATTATTTTATCCCAGATATCCCCGAAGTAATCTTGAAAGCAGGTGACAAATTTGTTTCCGGTCATCGATTGAAATGCCGTTACATCATTGCCATTACCTTTCATTTCAATATGAACTCCAGAGGTACCATTGAGGATAACCAGATTACTATCAAACCAAATTCCACTGTTTGTAGTAATTGGTGTCCACCTCAGTACTAACATCTTTGCCATATACTTTATTTTTATTCTACAAATTCAACTTTGGTATCTCGGTCTCTCTTTAGGATAATCATGAAAACTAAAGCCTCATCCTTTGCCTGAGCAGTCTGAGTATCTCCAGAAGGCTTATACGTTATACCATTAATTACAAACCTATCTTGTTCCCAATTAAAATCCCAATAACCCTCCGGTGTAAGATAACCGATTTGTTCTATATAAGATTTAGAAATTAGTATTGATAAGTTTTCATCATCCAATTCTCCTGAAATAGTTGCCTTATTGATAGGCCAGTTTCTGAAAGCATTGTAGTAACATAATGCCTCGATTTGGATGTTATAATATTTAGGTATACTGTCTTCGGCATGACTGAGAAGCTGATTAACATGTTTGGCCCAAGTTATGGATTGTCTACCAGCATCCCAATCTAAGAAGTCAGTGATAATTTTCTTGTATCTATCCCAAGAGCGGTTCTTTACCATTCTCCAGGGTTCTTTTGTCATAACTTAGTTAGAATTGATTTCTTACCACCTTTTACTGGAGCACTTGGGTTGGGTCCATCTAATACTCCAGGTTGCCTTCTGTTAACTACTTTGGGAACTACGGTTCTGAATACTTCATCACAGAACGGTAAGTAGATTTCCAATCGTGAAGCTAACATACAAAGGTTCTTCCTTAATTCATCTATTAATCCACCTGGTTGCATTGCTTGAGAAAGTGTTTTCCATAGGGAACTTGTAGCATCTGCCAAGGTATCATAATATTGCACTTCAGTAGGCCCAGTAGTGATTTGTTTTATCCTATCACCTCGGGCAAGTTCGGGTTTAGAAGTACCATCACCAGTTTGTTCTTTGGTAGAAGTTAATTGACTTAGGTATTCTGAAGTACTTGTTAATAGATTAAGTATCTTCACATTGAGAAAGTCCCATGCTGCCAATTCCATTATTAATTGGTTTTCTAGTGCTTCATACCATAATTCATCAGTATACTTATCTGCAGGAATTTTGTGATTTACTAGAGGGCCAATATAATATTGCCATTTGGTGATGTAGATAGATTTATCTTCCCTGGTCATTCCCTCTGATATCTCTGAAGGAATATAGTGGTCGATTAAGTTATATATTGTATCGGCTAATGCCGTATGACCATAATCACAAACTACCAGAGTCTTATCTACGGTGATATCTAAACCATTAGAGTTGGTTACATGTAGGGTTACTGTATAGAAACCGGGAGTTTCATAAGAATAGGAAACATGTCTTCCACCATTGAAAACCTCTCCCTTATCATCGCCAAAGTCCCAGTCAAAAATGGATTTGGCCGGGACTTTGGATATGACTCTGAATGAAACTTCCAGACCTGACGTAACGTACAAAAAGTCCAGATTGTTATTCATATTAGTCTGTCTTATGTAATTTTCATATATTACCCTTTAGAAGAGGATTCGAATTCTTCCAGCAAAGCCTGAATAAGTGTTTCTACTGTATCATCTTTCTCGGCAACTATTTCATGAAGACCTGCTACCAGTTTCAGTTCTTCCAGGGAATAACCCTTTGCAAGTTTTTCAAGAGTCATGCCTTTCTTGAACTGAGCATTCAGTCTCTTATCCAACTTTTCGATGTCGGCCTCTGAATACTTTTCGATTTCTGATTTATCAGCAATGATAATCAGATGGCCAGAGGCAATTGCCTTCTGAATCTTTGGTGCACGGAATTGACGACGAGAGAGTTCCTTGTCTTCTCCTCTACAAACGGTAATACCAGTTGATTGGTCATGAAAACTGTAAGCTCTTGGTCCCACAGTTACTGTATATTTATCTTTAGCCATATTTCCTAAGATTTAAAAATGATTAAAGAGAGGATAGGTCTTTTTAGTTACCTACCCTCTCAGGGAATTTATATAGATGAAACCGGACGTCCCTTATTATTCGAGGTTAACCATCAAATAGGGGTCTACGTTCATGAACTCGGGGAAGCCGAATTCTGAGAACTTCTTGTCAGCAGCCAGCAACAGAGTTGCATCCTGGTACATCTTAGAGAAGCCAGTAGTCAAGCTTGCATAGATTGCCTGAGTCTGGTTAGAAACAATTCTTTCAGATTCAAGCATCAACTGACGAGCAGTAAGCTTAATCAAGGCAGCAGATGTATCAATCAACAGCAACTGTTGGTCGGGTGTACCCGGGTGAATGTAGAAGTCAGCATTCTTGGGAACAGGAGACTTAACATTCAGAGTAGCTTCTGTAGTACCAGAGTGACGATCTTTGAATTCCGGCAAGTTCAGCATTTCGATTGCCTGGTCTTCACCACCAATCATAGTTTGGAAGTTACGTCCCATACGAGCAGCACGTACCCAAATATGCAGAAGGTCTTTGTAAGTGATACCGTTAGTTGTTTCGTATACACCGATTACCGGGGCAGACTCAGAGCCATCAGGGTTGTTACCATTGATAGCAACGTCCATAGCCAGAGTATCCAGAGCATAACCCAACTGAACACCAAAATCACGAAGGTAGATTCCCAAGACATCGAGCGAAACATAGTTACGAACTTCATCAGTAAGTTTGAAACCTTTTCCGATTTTAAAGAGGCTAACTGATTTCTGTCCGAAGCTAACATCACCCAATGGGATAGTTTCTGCCTCATTAACCTTTGCAGGGGCAGCATCCGACATGTTAACCATCGGCATGATTGCTTGTAAACCATTGATTGGTTGGTCAGATGCAATGATATTTGGATAGAACGGAGCCTGGCGCATACCCAATGTGATAGCAGCACGAATGATTTCCGGAACAATCCAACGAATATTCTGTTGGGGCATTGTAAAGATGTTCTGCATCGTGTCCACTTTTGGATTGATGCCCATCTTTTCAAAAAGTTCATCTTCTGAAATACCCCATTTACCGGTAACCAATTCTCCAAAAGTTACCTCTACAGGCTTCTTGTCCTGTGAACCGGAACGAACAGCTTCCAAGCTTCTTACCATTTCCGGCAGCTCATTCATAAAATCCTGAGCCTTCAACTTTGTAATATCTATTTTATTTTCCATAACTTCTTTTCTCTTATTTGATGAGTACTTGAATTACCTCATTTGCCTCTTCTGCTGGATTAAGGGCAATGAACTGGGTTGAAGTTGCTTGGTTAGCTTTTACGAATCTATCGTTAAGCAATTCTCCATCGGGAGTTACATAGCCAGCTTCGATATTTTCGTTTGATACCCAGTTACAAATCATGTAACCTTCCATAGCTACTGTTACCTCTACCGGGAAATTTCTTTGAGGTTGATAAGCAGGGTTAACGTTATCCGTTACTGCTACACCCAAATAAACTTGAGTAGCTGTATCAGTGCAAGGGTAAATCAAACCTTCTTCATTCAAAGCCACTGGCATACCCTGTACGATTTTCTCTCCAGCTTTAACATTGAAAGCCTGGTGCAATTTGTGTGACTCACTTTTGTAAATCACCGCTCTCGGGGTTCTTTCCCCAAAGAGAGTAAGTTGCTGAGGGTCGTTTACGATTTTAGTTTTTTCCATAACGCGGATTATTTATATTAGTTATTTTATTTTGTTTCGATACAAGTTATCGATTACATTCTTAGTACTCGGAGATTCTGAATTCCGTTGGGTATCAGTACCCTGGGTTCCAGTTTTACCCTCGGTATCATCCTCAGCAATTGAGGAAGCACGGTTGACGTCCTTAGAACCACATTTTGAGCAAGTGAGAGGGAACTTCTCTTCCAAGCGAGCTTGGTAATCCTTGGTCAAGGAAATAAGAGTAGTAATACCAGTAGTCTCGGCATTGAGCATCGTAACGATTGTCTCATCTACCTTATCACCCATCAACTTCTTGTAGGTTTCTACGGCATTTTCACGTAGAGAAGCAATGTGATTCTTTCCTACGGTTGCCATTTCCTTCAAGTTAGCTACTTCGGCATTCAAGTTGGTAATCTGTTCCGTAAGAGAAGTTTTCTCTGTAGTAAGATTATCTACCGAAGTTTGCAATTCGTTTCTGGATGATACCAAAGTCTGAATGCAGGCAATTACATTTTCCTGATTCATCTCTTTACCTTCTTCCAGGGTAAGCATATTATCCCCGAAAAGGCTTTCAAGAAATTTTAGTAATTCTTCGTTCATGTTATTTTTATTTGAATGATTATCATTGGCATCATTATCATTAAAAGAACCCTGAGTATCGTTCTTTTCTTGATATGATGTTAAATCTGATTTATAATCAGTAAAGAAGTATTGCTTCGATTTATCATCTCTGTATTCTTCATAAGATGCCCAAGTTCTTTTGGCAAAGGTTGGGTTAATGATTTTACCATCCGAACCAATTTTCTGGGCAAATGAATCAGCACCATGTGAAACTAGTGAGGTCTCAAGGTAACGAACAATTTCAGTAACAATTCTACGTACCATAACTCCCTTAGAGTCATAAGTACCCAGTTTCTGATAAAATTCGTTATCTTCCATTTGGGGATGGGATTTATCCCACTTAAATTGTACAGTAACTGAATTACTATGAATTGAAGGAGGTTCCATAAGGATGCCTCTAGCAATTCTTGGGTTTGCCTTACCATCGATTTTCAGAATACCGTTGATACCAGCGGGTATAGTAAAGCTACCGTCTTTGTAGGATTCCTGCCACATTACTTGTGATACAGCACCAATAGCATTACCAATGTTGGTTTCATGGTCACAGTTTACTGTTTGACCAAGCAACATCTTCATAGAAGCCTTTAGTACTCCATTCTGACCAAAGTCTGTCGGGTTCCAATTCTTAGATACAATCGTTTCTGAAAGTAATCGGAACATAGGTTCGATAAACTCTTCATCCTTTGGAGTTAATTCCGATTTATCCAGGTTAGGGTAATAGGTATTATAATCTATATCCCCTCCCCAAAATCCAAATTGAGCAATGGTGTCCGGTGTAGGATTCTTCCATTTGTAATAATTCTCGGAGAAAGTCTGGGCTCCCACTGCTTCTGGGATATACCCAGCCATAATGGTATGGCCTTGACCTATCACCATAGAATCAAGATGCTCTTTGTTTTTCTTTGTAAATTTACTCATCTTGCTTTAGTATTTTGGTCTCCTCGAGAAGGAGCCGGGTTATTCTTATCTCTTGACCTACGAGCAGATTGGTTTTTATCATCTTGCCTCTGTTTCTTCTTAGTTCCTTCTTGGGGGTCTGTATTACCTCCCTTAGCAAATTGGTCCTCAAGTGAAACTCTTGGTTCCTTTTCATCTGGTGAATCATAACCCATTGCCCAAGCATATTGCTCTTGACTAATGATACCAGCCTTATACAATAAGTCAAGGTTCTGTATCTTATACTGAAGACCTTGTTGGATTTTAACTTCATCAGAAACTGTAGAAGTTCCCCAATCAATCTTCATTCCCTTATTATTAAAGCCTGCCAGACGCAGTTCTAGAGAATAAAGTCGGTCCAATACATAAGCTACAAGCATTTGGATATTTTTTAACTGGCTAATCATCTTAGACAGCATTATACCAGTTGCACCTTCACCAGTAGTAGATGATACCCCAATGATAGAGCCATTAACTCCCAACCCATTTGCTACAGATTGTTGGTTCATATTCCAAGGCTTCTCGATATTACCGAGTTCCTTAGTAGTAGAGTTAAGTTTGAATTCATGGTCATCTATGTAACCAGCAACTACTCCATCCTTCATACCCTCTTTAACATTACGTTTAAGGATATTAAGTTCATGATATAATCGGGATTCATAAGCTTTTATACTCTCATTTGGTCTTTGTGGAGATTTCTGCATCTTAGCTTCTAAGAAACCAACCATACCACAAATCTCCATGATATGTTTGAAGTTAACCTTCATATCATTCTGACCCTTGAGAGAATCCAATGCAGGCATAAATGGAGGAACTCCATAAGGTTCATCGGTATCATTGAACATACCAACATAGAAATAGGTTTCTGGGTTAAGCTTAATGTAATCTTGTTGCTTAACAAAGAAATTTATATTCTTTTGGTAAGGAGCATACACCCCATTTAATTCACGTTTAAACTTGATGTGTTCTGGCTTAAGGAATAATACAGTAGCCAAACCATCAAGCTTATCATTTGGTACTCCTTCTACGGATATTGCCCCACTTACAAGAAGTTGAACAATCATTTTGTTAACTAAACCATCTATACCAGCAGTATATCTGGTCCATCCCTTGGTGGCTTTCTTAAGATGTTCTCTCATCTTTGAAGCCTCTTCATCGGTATTATTAGGGAAAGTTACTGTATGACTGGTGTTAGCTAACTTAAACATATCTTGCAATGCAATGCCCATATCAGGATTTACCTTATATAAATCCCGAATTAAAGGTATCACATCAACACGAAAAGAGGGTTCAACTAATTTAGTCAACCCTTGTAATGATGTAATTAAGTTATCGCTATCATCGTCAACTGAAACCCTACCAGGCGAAATCGATGTGGCAGGCTTCTCCTCTTTATTAGAGGATGTACCATTCTTGGGAGGGTCCTTCTTACGTCCCCAACCCCAACTAAAATTGAAGTACTTTTTCATCTTGGTTGTACGATTACGTTAGTTTTTCCTTTCCTTATGTGATTACATATTGCTTTTCCAAAGATATCATCATCGGCATATACATCTCCTTCAAGGTCTACATCTACAGCTGAATTGTTAGCCCTATGTTTACCCATTGCAACAGGTCTACCTAAACCATCATAGATGAAAGTATAAGCTTCTTGTACAAAGAATGGGTCCTTAATGATTACATGATCTAATCGAATATCTTCTTCCAAGTTCTCTATTATCACTGAACGATTCTTTTGGGTGGTTAACCAACCAGGGGATTTATCCATTTCAGGTCTACTTTTACCTTTTTTCTTTAGCATCTTCTGGTAGTAGTAAAGGTTAGGGTAGCCTTCGTCTTGAAGCTTAGAAGTTACTGATAAACCAACGTCATTGGATTCTGGAGCTATTATTGCCCAGTTAAACAACTTCCCAGTATCACCAAGTAACTTAGCATAAGCTCCCACTGCCATTCTTCCCTTATATACTACTTGTTCTTCTCCTAGCTTATCCATACAAGTAAATGAAGAGTAGTCAGAAGCTCTACCAGTTGAAACGTCTGCACCAATGAAATATTCTTTATCTGATTCGGGTTCACAGAATTGTCGGTATTGACCATTAAATCTCTTCTTAATAACTGGGTAATCACTAAGGCAGTCTTCGATAGCTTTAATATCGGCTAAGTCGAAGACTGTATTACCAGATGATAAGAAGTCACCATCAATTTCTTGTGCAGTTCGTTTTGCTCCCAAAGCAGAAGACATTTGGTTATACCAATTGATATCTCGTTCTGGGTGCATTTGCCAGTATAATCGAATTGGGTTAAAAGGATTACCTCCTGCAATGGCATCTACCCAAGTTGAGTGATAGAAATTACCAACTCCATAGGGAGTGGAATTGACGATGGCAGCTCCACCAGTAGAAAGAGTAGGGAATGCAGCAGCCCAAATTTGAGCAGCCCATCTTACTACTGCTGCCTCGTCAATTACCAGAAGAGAAAGGGATTCCGAACGACCGGCTTCGGATGATGTCGGAATAGATTCAATAAATGACCCATTATCAAATTCTATCATGGAAGCAGAGCCATATTCTCCAGCTCTACCATTGATTATGGGAGTTTGAAGGTACCATGGAAGATTCTTGTACATGAACTTAATCTTCTTAAGTACCTTCTTAGCTGTTGTGTCCTTGATAGATATAATGTTTATCTTTTTGTTGGGATGGTACATCGCCAACCAAAGACAGTACATAGAAATAAGTTCTGTAATTCCTGCCTGACGGAACTTGAGAATGATATTGAATCGTTGGGCAATGAAATTGTAGAGAACTGATTTCTGAAATGGGTATAAATCAAATCTTACCTTTCCTCTTACTGGATGTATCACATAGCAAAAAAGGCTAAAAAAGAAAACATCACTAGAAACTCGGGATAGGTTTGATAGCTCCTCCCGAGTTAATGTAGTTCTAGTTTCTGAGATAGTCTTTGCCATTACTTAAAAGTTATACGTTATTTGAAATTCGATGTCAGTACCTATACCAGATTTTATCTTTGGGTAGTAAAAGGTATTGACTCCGAATTTGTAATTAAATCTCTTAGTCTTGATTGAAAGACCAGCTCCCATATCGAAGAGATTATTGAAAGGTCTATATTTGCCATAAATGTATGGACTAAGTGATAACCTTGCAACTTTCTTTCGAGTTAATTGACCTTCATACCAGTTGTAGTTGTACTTATCTAAATCGATTGGGAATAGTCTAGTTGAATAAATGTTAGTCTCCTTATTGAACAGACTTAAGTTCAACTTATCTTTCTTCAAAACAATTTGAACCAGGGAATCTTGGTTACTGATAACTGGCTGCCTTAGCATGGAATCAGGAAAGAGAGTTGGCTGCTTATTATCATGAACTAAGATTTTACCTGGTTCAACTTTTTCTGAGTACTTCTTCTCTGGTTTGAAGGGTTTCTCTGTGTATACTGTATCTGGGATTTCATTGACCGCTAGTTCCAGGGAATCAACCTCTCGAGAAAGTTTGTAATTCCTGAAGCAAAGGTAAATAGTAAATCCTAGAAGTACAATGAACAAGGCCTTCTTTAAATTCTTCATGTTCAAAAATTTTAGGAAGTTCGCACGCTTTAATGATACTATCTATTCGGTAATCGCTTAGCGATTACCTTTATCGAACGAAGTGAGATAATATCCAAATATACTACTTACGATATGATATATGAATAGCTATATATACGCAGATAAATATATAGATATATATACGTAGTATATTATATATCTATATATTTCAAGGCACCCCAGAAACTTATATATAAGACTTTATATATAAAGCTGAAACTCAAGGTTTCTTGGTATTTGCCTTTTTGAGGCATTCCTTAAACCAATAACCTATTTCACCTACTGCCCCTTTGGCAATTGTATATCTTGCCTTGTTAAGCCAATAATGGTAATCCTTAAAATCACCTTCGAAGGTATCACCATTCTTGTGAAGGTAAACTTTGAATTTATCTGGGAATCCCATAATTGCCTTGAAGTCTTCGATTCCCAAAGGGTAGCCATCGGGTCTGAATTGCCTATCTGCAGGTCTGAGAGTTAATGGGGGTTTATCATACTCTAATCGATATACTCCTGGAAGAGTACTCATCTTTGCAGTTTTGATAGGCCACTTCTTTTCATCTTTAAAATCTCTAACCCAGAGTCTATGTATCTTTGCTACTGTAAGATTCTTCTTTTCAGGAAGCTTCCGATAGTCATACATTGCCAGAGTTTTACTCATAAACGGAATCTGGTTAGTATTATTTTCCTGAGAGAATGTGAGTGGTTTAAGTAGATTTCTAGTAATTGTTGGGTTTTTTACTTGAAATACTTCATCAAAAGCATTCAAATATTTCTTACCAGTTTTTCTATGTACTCCAATGATAAGTAATCTCTTTCGTGATAACTGTGAGTTACCGTAGTCAGAAACGCTTCTTTCGTGAAAAATAAGTTTATAGTCTTCAAGAGTTTTTTGAAGATATTCTTTTGGGAGCAAAGATAGCAAACGAGGTAAGTTTTCAATAAGAAATATCTTAGGTTTATAATGTAAGATTGATTGAATTACTAGATTCAGGGATTTATTCTCTTGGGGATTGCCCAATTCTTTTACTTTTGAAAGCCTCATAATAGAAGATGCTCCACAGTCTGGACTTGAAAGTATGATGTCTGGCTTACAATCTGGGAAGGTTTCATCTTTATAATATGGTATACCACCAAAGTTCAATTTCCACTGCTCTAAGCCTTTAGTATAAAATACTCCTCGAGTTTCTATATTAGCTATCAAATTCTTTCTAAAAGGGAACAAAAGGATGCCTGCACCAGCAGACACCCCTAATACTTTTAATTTTTTCATTTCTTGTAGCTTCTCAATTTAATGTACTTAATCCAAGCAAATGGCTTACGGTCTTCCAAGTAACTCAGATACTTATCATTGTTGTGGGCTTCTTCTTCGAAACTTACATCATGATACCTTTCGTTCTGTTTATCCCACTTGGCAAAGCATAGGATGATTAGGTATTCGATGATATACCAAAGGTAGAAGAATCCAAAAGTCAGAGCCACTACCCACCAAAAGGATATACCGAATGATAACCAGAGTATGATACCAAGTACTAAACCCACTATACTACATTCAATCTGTTGTACCTGATGAATACGTTCATGATTGATATCATCGGGTTTACACTCTTCTACTTTGTGTTTGAAGAATGAGTTATACACCAGAGTAATTGCTTTGTAACTGGGGAAAAGAAATACTTTTGCTACCCAGCTGTTAAAATGACATCTTTTCATAATTTACCTTTAAAGTTTTCGTAAGCATTTCTTAGTTTTTGGTCGTAGGCATTCTGGGCATACCCGGGACCATTGTATTTTCTGGCAAAGCCAGCCCAGTCCTTTTCTTTGAGATTACTCAAACAACCAGAGTTTTTCATGAAATAATACATGAGTTCTAGTTGATTTGCATGAGATTCTGACATCTTATGAACGAATTCGAAGACATCTTTACATTCACAGAGGTTGTGATTGAACCCACAAATCTGGAACATACCCCAACTTGCAGACTTCAATGCACATTCTTCGTCAATTTCTTTGGCTAATTCGAGTCTTTTGTACTCGTGTACACCTCCCAAGTACTTCGATTTATCCCATTTAGGGAAGAAAACCGTAGAATATCTCTTACAAAGGTAAGCCAAATCTCTATCAGGGAATTTTTTATGAAATTCCTTGTACATAATGTGACCCTCAAAGAGGATTTGAGGCCTACCATCAGCTAAAAACCCATCTCTACCTGCTGCTTCTACCAATTGAACAGCTTTCAATAGAGCAGGTTCTAGACCTAAGCGAATAGCAAGGTCTTTAATCATTTCATTTGTTAGTTTATCCATAACTTATCAGTTTTAATGGTTCAATTTTAGTAACAAAAGTATTGCTTATAACCCATTTTTAGGATGTTTCGAGGTTCTATTATCATATATAACTTATAAAATAATGCAATATGGACAAGAAAAACGAGTGCCGTATATGTGGCAAGCCGATTAATTTAGAGGAATTTGATGAAACTCGGGAAATCCCTCAACTTATGGCAAGAAAACAAGTTTGTTTTAAATGTGCTTTTTGGTTTAATCGATTAGCTTATGATAAAGAACTTGAAAAAGAGAAGAAAATTGCCGTAATTACTCCCGATTATTCCCATTGGATAACTAGAATACCTGGAAGTATTCTAATGGTTCCTTCGGCTTTCGGGGGAATTTACCAAACTAAACTCCAACCAGTCAACACACTTGGTGTTATAGATGAAGATAAAGAGAAACTTTTCATTATCCGTTATAATAACATCGCTCACCAAGGCACTATACCAGAACATCTAAGAAAGCTTTTTAAAGTAAACGGAGTAATTCTATCTCCACAGGAATACAAAATGCTAGAAGATTACCGGGGCAATGCCTATGAATTTATTAAAAATAAAATAGATAATGCAATAAATAAAGAATAATTTCGTATATTTGCATAAAGAAAATTTCTAAATAAAATAGATATGAAAAAAGAAAAGAAAGAAATCAAAAAGCTCAAAGAAGGTGATGAAGTTATCTTCGTATTATCAGGAAGACCCATCACAGAGAAAGTAACAGTAGAATCTATTGATAAGAAAGGTGGATTTGCAATGCTTAGTAACCGGGTAAAAGTTGCAAGAACTCTCGGTCCAGATAATACATATCCAAGATTGGATGGGCAAAAGGGGGAAGTTCTTCCTATTACGGAAGAGAATGAAAGAATATTCCTTGCATACAAGGCCTATTTCTCAATCAAGAGAAACATAGAACTCCTTGATAAGGAAATGAAAAGTATGAAAGATACCGATGCTTTTGATATGATGATTGAATTTGATAAGAAACTTACCAAGATTATTAACAAATACTTCAGAGAACAATGATTACGGTATTAGCAATAATTTATTTGGTATGTTTGCCATTCACTGTATTCTTTGTAAAGGTTTGCTTAGATTATTTACCGTATACTCATAGGATTCATTCCCTGATATTGTTTATATCGGTATGGATAGTATTACCTCTATTTCCGATTTATCTATTAACCAAGTACCTAAAACATAAGTTGCTATGAGATTCTTTTTTGATAGACACGGTGATTATGCTGGGACATCAATGCAAGGGTGGGAGATACTTCTCCTACTCTTATTCCCAGTTACTTTAATAATCTTCTTCGTATTCTTACCTTTCTTCATATTATATAAGTATGATTCTAGAGAAGAAGATAAAAAATACGAAGAAGAACATCCAGAAATACTAAAAGCAGATTCTTATATTACCTGCTGGTATCCCTGGCATAGGTATTCTGTTGCATATACCTTGGCTCTGATATTTTGGGTATGTGGGTTACTAATTAGCCTACTGAATTAATTATATGACTGACACACTATATATGTACTTAGAGTCTTCTTGAGGAAAATAACCATAATCTACTACTTGAGGATTAGCTCCATTTTGAATGGCAAAGTTATTTCTTGAAATTGCACTACCTTTGGCTAAAGTATAAATATACTCTCTTACATCACCCGATGATACACCATATTGAATCTGTAATCTAAAGGTTATATCGCTAGCTACTAGTTGATCTGACCTTATATCACAACTGGCAGAGGTGTTAGAGGTTGGGCTTTTAAATACACTTATTGTGATGTTAGCTGTAATTTTAGCCGTAGTTTGAGTTACTGGTATACTAAGGTTAGCATTCCCACAGGTTAAGAAGATATGCCCTGAACGGTTAGCTCCAGTATTATTATCTGATAAAGCAGTCAGTGATAACATGTAATGGTTCTCAAGAGTACCCACTTTGGAAACGGATACTGAGCACCAATCGGGAGCACTACCCACATGGGGAGTTTCTGGCTTTTTAGACCCATCACTACCATTTAAATAGGCCATCACAAGGATTTGAGCAGTATTACCTTTACTACCACCTAAAGGCAGTGAGTTTGAAACCATTTTTATGTATCCAGTATAGGTTACACCGGATCCCTGAGTTACTGTGAGATTGATTTTGTTATTAGACTCATTTTGGGTAAATGTCAGAGTAGTAGACCTTGAGGACCCAGTATTTTCTGAATAGTTAATTTTTACATCTAAGTAACCATCTCCAACGGTAACTCCTCCCCAAGTAGCCCAACTTACGGAGGCTGAGCCCAAAGTACAAGAGGGTGTAGAGGTTGAAACTACTTTGCCATTTACCAGTTTTCTTTTGAGGGAAGTGATACGGTAGGTTACAGTACCACCTTTTGAAGATACAGTATCTGTACCTGTATCGGTAATTGCACGTGCTAGTTTGAATAAGGTTTTTTCTTCCATATCTTTATAAGTTTTTGGTTTATAGAAAGAACTTTGATATTGTAATCTACTAGAGGGATAAGGTGGATGAGAGCCAGGGATATTTGGTCTCTGGCTTCTTTGTGTGGTGTGTGAGTATGTGTGGTGTGGGATATCTGGGCATGCCCTTATCACGAAGAGTGATTTTTGTGGGGTACTAAAATATGTAATTTGCCTTCAAGGTACCTCTTATAGCGAAAGCCCAAAATCGTGGGGTACTAAAAACGGACTACGGTTCCGTTAAATTTAACATTCAAAAATAAAAAGTAAGGGACAAACTTTTATATGTCCCTTACTTTTCTAATTATCTACTAAATGATTATTTAAATTTTCTTTAAATTGTTCATTTAAACAATAACATAAGTATAGTAAAAAAGTTTTAAAAGAAAATTTTTTATAAATTGTATATTCAACTTCTTTTAAATAGTTCATGCTTATTTGTTCAATCAATAGAAATTGCTCTACATTAATTAATTGAAAAGTTTGTACGTCAATAATAGTAGATATTATTCTATGATTTGACTTTAAAAGAATATAAACTACATATAAAGCACTAACAAAAACAGCTAATAAGATAACAAACAAGATTAATAACATAATAATTTTATTTTTTAAGTGAGTAAGGGAAATATTTCCCTTACTCTGATTTTGTTTTACTTCATTGATTTTTTCACGATTTCGAGACCTTTTATTAATATCTCTTTCTTTTCTTCTTTAGTGTTTTCGCTTGCAATTGAAGAAAAAGAAAAATCGTTTATTACATAGACTTGTTTATAAAAGTCTATAAAGCCCTCAATTAGTTTTTTATCTGCACTCGTTGCAATTGAAGAAAGAAAATTGAAAGTTACGTTTCTGAACTTTTTGCGTAACGATTTGATTTGCTTTTCGTTTGCACCCTCAAAAAGTTCTTTTTTGTAAATTTCTGTTTTTGTCCCTAAAGAAGTTTTGAAAAGACCTGCATTTTTTTCTTTTACGCTTTTCAATACGTCTAAAGCAATCAAACTATTTGCTTTTACGTTTGCACTTGCTTTTTCTACATTCACGTTATTAATTTGCTTTTTCATAATTAAATTGCTTGAAAGTTTTATTATTTATTATTTTTATTACCTTTTCAAATAGACTTTCAAGACTTTTTAAACTATTCTAATAAGGTAGTATTTATTTCATTTCTGTATTGCAAATATAAGAACTATTTTTTAATCTACAAAATTTTTAAAAAATTATTTTCTTAAAAAGTTTTAAATAAAAATTCATTCAAATATCGCTTTGTTTTTCTCACATTGCAAAGATACGAACTTTATTTTAATCTACAAACATTTTCAAGAAAAATTTTTGAGAAAATGAATAATTTTATTTTCAAAATTATTTTTGTGAAAAATTCATAAAATAGAAAATATTGTGCACTTAATATTTGCACTTAATTTTGGGGGTTCACAAGGGTAATCTTCACACGCCTTGTAGTGGGCATATATGATATGTATATGGATATTTCCTATATGGCCTATGCCTGTCCTCTAGGAAGTGTATTATATACCTGTATATTGATAGGGCCATTAATGGACTAAGGTGATAAAGAATTAAGGCCCTTAGGATATACCCCTCTATAAAAACCCTTTGGTCCTAATTCTATAAGGCCATATATGGACTATGGTAAGCCTATGGGAAAAGTGTTTCATAGATTAGCCTATAATGGCTTACTAAGTTAGCGTAAGTAAAAACCCAGATACCTTAGTTAGGCTCTGGGTTAATTAGGTTAGTATTCGCAAAATTCTCGTTCAAGGTATATATTGAGATCCTTGAAAAGTTTAATGCCAGGTATAGGACCATCCTTTTCTTCGTCCCAGGTATAATATTCGATAGCGGTTTGTTCAATACCTTCGATATCGGTAATGGATATTACCCAGATTTGGTCCGGGATATAGTATTTAATAAAGCCTTGAGTAATGCCCTGGATGATTCTAGGTCCCAGATTAGAGATACCTGTAATGATGTTAGTTAATCGATTTTGTAATTCGTTGAGTTCCATATAATATAAACGGGGGCTAGATGCCCCCTTGGGTTAAGTAATTAATCGAAGTATACCTGAAAGGTTATATACTCGATGTTGAAGGTAGAATCGGGTTCAATTTCCTCTGGGTCAGGGATTTCGGATGAGAATTCCATAAGGCAATCATCTGTGTTAAGGTAGATGGATATTTCCTTAGCTTTCGATTGCATTAGTTCTGGCAATATCAAATCGAATTGTGAAAGTGAATTGGCAATGTAGGATGCCCATGGATAATCCTTAGCGCAATTTACTAGGGTAAGGATGATGAGGTTTGAAATTTGATTAATTGTTCTCATAACGTTTGTATTTAATGTATTAATAGGGGTACCCTGTTATGGATACCCCTTAGTGATTTAGCAAGTGAAAGGAACTGTTACTGTGTAAAGGTTTTCGAATTCGTTTACCTTAGGTGCCTGACCAAAGCATGCCTCTGGGTCATAGGCAAAGGTATCCCGTAAGCATTCAAGGCAAGTGATGCCAGCAGTATCATCGTCATCGAAATGTTCTGGGTCATTGATTGTAAAGGTTAATATGTGTACCCCAGCATCTTGGTTATGGATAGTTTGGATTGATACTAGAGTTAAGTAATCAGGAATGATGTTCTCCTGTAACTCTTGTAAGTAAGGCTTAATGAAGTCTAGCATGCCTGATGGATAAGAAGGATAGGCATCAGGTGCAGCAATTAATGAAAGATTAATACTCTTTGCAAAATTAAAATCAGTTGTTAAAATACTTGTTTTCATACGTCTATATTTAATTAGTTATTATTACAATGCAAATATAGATATTATATTTTAATTATGCAATAACCCTAATTGCCTTCGTAGGTTATTGAGGGCCTTGAATTATATTTGCCTTAGTCCTTGAGGCCATGAATGGAGATTGCCATTTACCTTCCCTACCTATAACCTATATTATATAATACCTAATGGTTCTTGGCAATCAAGGTACCCCTAAATCACAAAATTGTCCTAGAATACAAAAGTTAATGCTAATATAAATACTAAGCAAATAAATTACAGAGTTACTAGGAATATTACCTAAATATGCCCCTTGAAGGCCTTAAATCCTATAAACCATTTAGCCCTAAAACCTAACAAATAATTTGCCTTGATTACCAAATCTTATTACCTAACCCCAACCTATATGTATTATATAATACCTAATATAATAACTTGGTGAAGGTAATCAAGGTAAATTGTGATGGCCATTAATCGACGATGTACTAAAGCTATACTACCTACATACATAGAAGCTACATAACATATCTGTATTATATAATCCCCTACCTTCGAATTACCTTGAATGCAATCTATAATATAATACATATAAAGGGTACTCATGGCAATCGGATTTAGGGGCCATTAATGGTCGGATTTATTTGCCTTTTTAGGCCTTTTTGAGTTTGCCTTTAAAGTGTGTAGTAGAGCTATATGGTATAGTGGCTATATAGTGAGTTGAGTGGCTTTGTATAGTAGAGGGGTTATCACTTGCCTTGTTTGCCTAAATCCCCAAAACCCCCGGCGAGGTACCTTGATATATGTATTAGGTATTATTATATTAATAGATGGTATATTAGTTATAGAGGGGATAGGTGGGTATTATATTATGTACCTTAGTTAGCGTTAGGATGATTTTGTTTTATTTTTGTGTTGGGTAGTGTGGGAGGTACCCGGTATTTATTCCAGGTACCTTGTGGGTATTTATTCGATTAGGTATACCTGTATGAAGGCATATACTAAAAGGATTATGATTAAATTCATTCTGTAGATGAATTTCTTTGTTAGGTAGGCTTCTTCATTTAGGATTAGAAGCCAGATCGTTACGATGAGTAGAATTAGTGATTTCATAATTTTTAGTATTATTATATGTATCTTAGTATAATCCTATATGTGTAGGATACCAGGATTAGTGATGAGGTGTATAGGGTTAGGATTATTAGCTGTGAGATGATATACC